TTCACTTCGCGGTGTGTCCGGGAACGCAAGATGCACGTTGCGCTTTCCTTCGCGCTGGATGCCAAGCCACGCAACAGGCTCGGCCTGCACGTCCCTGCGGACTTCGGCGGCTTCATGGGCAATGAGCACGCCAACGCTGGCCATCGCGGACCACATGGCGCAGATCGAGCACGATGTGTTGTTGCCGATACGTTCGTACTCATACAGCAGCGCGGACGCATCCTCATGTGTCGTCACCCGCCCCGCACCCTGTTCGCGGGATTGGGAGAGGGCTTCGAGACGGTCGGCCCATCGGCTGGTCAGCGTGTTTATCGGGTCTCCCTGCCGCACGATCAGGCGCAACTCCATCACGATGGCGGCAATAGAATCGCTGGTGGCGACTTCGGTTGTCATCTCAACACCTCGGGCAGTCTTTGTCTGTACCCGCGCGGCCATGCACCGGACAATCAAACGTCTCTGGCGGCGGCGGCTCGGGTCCAATTTGGAAAAGATGCAGGGCATCTATCCAGTCGTCGTAACCGCGCGCGTGCGCTTCCATGTCCAGCATGTTTTCGATCACGTCGCGATTCGCAGAGAATCGCCAAGGATCGGCCTCGATCAGAACATTCAACAGCGCATGAAACTCTACGTCATTCATCTTCATACCTCCTCCCCCGAACCGCGCGGATCGCGGGCGATGGCTGCCTTGTCAGGATCGCGGCAGGGTGTTTGCAGCCCCATGACAACCGGTGCCATGCAGCGCCCGGGCTCGCAATGACAGCCAGCGGGCAGCGGTTCCGCAGTGCGCATCAGTGCTGCGCGCAGGATGTGGTGAGCCCGCCGCGCGCGTTCGTCAGATGCCACTCCGATAGACACATTCATGAGCGTGACCGCCTGAATAACCGCAAGGTGCAAAGCATCCTTCGCATCCCTCAACGCGGTTTCGGCGAGCGGTGTGCGGGATAGTTTCGTGATGATGTCGGCGGCCTCTGCCATCGTATTGCCCCAGCCGTAATGACCGGCGGCGGCTATCTCACCCGCCTGCTGCAAAAGGACATAGACGATGTTCGGCACTGCGTTCCCAGCGGGCGTGTTCACTTCAACACCTCGCTTTCGACATCGTGCGATGTGATGCGATAGAACACGTCTCCTTCCTTGTCGCGGTACTCGCTGCGTTCCGAGAGATTTCCCAAGCCATCGAATGCGCCGTCACCGTGCTGGGCGGCCATCTCGGCAGCGTGCTCGATGATGTCGTCAACGCCGTCGATCTTCCAAAGGCCCGTGTTCCAGTCCGCAATGAACTGCGGTGTTGCCATCCAATCCGGCAACTCCACGATCACTTCCTTTTCGACGGTCACAACAACTCGTTTGGTAATCACGTTTCCCTCTCTCATCGTGACAGTGGCGCGGGGGTTAGTTGATACCGAACCGCGTGAGCAGTTTCGACTTGGCCGGTGGCTCAACCGCCTGCATCAACTGGTCAACGCTGAGCCCGTCGAACAGCTCGCCGATCATTGCCGTGATCTTTGACTGCAACTCCGGCGGCATGTCCTTGAAGTTGATGCAGTGCAGTGCAGCCAGAAGCTTGTACGTCGGCCCGCCGCGCACCATCCCGGCTATCTCCATGCACTTATCCACGGTGCAGATGTTCAGATACCCCTTCGCGAACATGTCACGCATTGAGGTGCCGAGAACTAAGCGCGTGGTTTCATTCATCTCCAAAACCTCCAATGGTGTGAGTGGCGAAGCTAGAGGGGCTTGCCACTCACGGGCTGGGTCAGTTCGACCAGTTACGGCACCAAGCCGTAGGTGTTGGTGAATCCGACCGCGACGGGGGCGGTAGCTGGATCGTGATAGGCGGCGGTCCAGTAATACTGGCCCGGTGTCAGCAACGCCCCGCCGACCGGACGACCGTGGCTGTCCGCCGATTGCGTGGTGTATTTCGGACCCGCTTCGCCGGGACCAACGCCGAGACGCTGCACGACTACCGCTCCCGTACACGAGCCGCGCTGAATCGCCAGATCAATGCCGGAAGGAACGCCGCGGTAGGTACTGATGCCGATGTTGCCGACGTACCGAACATTCGCAGGGACCGTGAAGGCACTGCAGATGAAGTTGTTACGCGGCAGGAGGGACACCGCGACCGATGCGCCATTCACGTGGGGCCACGGAACGGGAGAGTTGCCGACGTTCGTCCTGTATCCGATGAGGTTGACCAGTTGCGTGATGTCCACGTTCACACGCTGCGGCGGTGGGTTGATGCCGAGGTTCGGGTAGAGGATGGTCGCGCGCGTCAGGCGAACGGGGGGAATGCTGGAGCACGTTCCGGTGTAATTGACCGTAGTCCCGCGAGGGTCCGCGCACTGTGCGCAGAACTGTTCCACGCCGTTGCGCTGGACGTGGAACTCGCCGCAGACGGTGGCTGGTGTAGTTTGCGCGGCATTCGAAGCGCCGGCGTACAGCACCAGCGCCCCGAGCACGATGAGCTCGGCCACGACGCGCATGCGCGTACCTTTGGATGCGAAGATCAGACTGTTGAGCATGAGAACCTCGTTGGTTAGAGACGGATACGCGAGCACAGGGATTGCAGCCGGTCGATCGCAGTCTGCAGACGCTCGTTGCTGGCCGACAGCTTCTCGTGCAGCTCGCACGTCGGCGCCGCTTTCGGCTGCTCTTTCGCACCATTCGCGGGCGACGATGCGACGATCGGGTCCAGCGCCGATTCCAGCATCGCAATAGCGTTATGCAGATCGACGGTGCGATCGTTGAAAAACTCCGTTTCGCGGAGGATCGGGCCGCGGTCTTTGTGGCCGTTTATGCCCGAGGAGTCGAGCATTTTTGCATCGCGTGTATCCATGAAACTCTCCAGTTAGGGAAAAAGGATGTCGTTCGCGAAGAGCCGCTTGCCGCGCTCTTCGATCAGGCCGTTTCGTCGTAGGTCGGATAAGTAAGTGTTGAAGGTGCCGCCAGCGGCGGTCATGTTGACAAGGTCAGCAAGGTTCGCGCGGTGCAAACCGTCTTCCCTCGCCTCGACGATCTGCTGCAGCATCTTGAACGCGCCGCTGCGCAGCGCTCCGTTCCACTGCGCCATCATTTCGGCATGTGTCGTTGGTGACGGCGGCTTATCCCCGAACACGGCGATGCCAGCGTCGGAGGCGAACAGCAGGCTGTCGCGTTCGACGATGAAGCCCGAACGGCGCAGGTCCGAGAGGTAGGTGTTGAAGGTGCCGCCGCGATGACTGAACTTGGTCAGTGCGCCGACCTGCGGTTTCGAATAACCGGCGGGATGGCGCGCAGCCAGTTCCTGTAGGATGCGCCGCGCGCCGGAACGGAGCTGCGGCGTGTCGCCGTTGATTTGCCGCAGCGGCTGCTGCGCTTCGGCAAATCGCCGAGCGACGCTGTACGGTTCATCACTAAGTACCGACGTGTCCGGCTTTGCTACGAGCTTCGGCGGCAGCGCCCGTACTTCGACCGACGCTGCCGGCGCGATGTCTTCGATCGCGATCAGCTGCGCAATCTTCGCTAACTTCTTTTGCAACGCGGCGATCGCGGGCTTGTAGTACTTTTCCGCTTCGACCTGCCCGCCTGCGAACCCGCTGTCGAATGCCAGTTGTTCGGCTGCCTTGTCGACGACCGGCTTCTGAGCACTACGCTTTAGCTGCGCATTTTCGTCCTTCAACCGCGCGACGGTGCCCATCAGCCCCGCTGTCGTCTTCGCGTCTTCCTCTGCGACCTTCTGCAGGTCCGCGAGCTTCGCCAACTGCTTCCTGATCGCAGGGCTAGGTGCCGGCGGCGCTTTCATAAGCCGGTCCCCCGGCTTCGGGTGCGAAGTCGCAACCTTGCCGATCTTGATCTTGGTAACGTCGCCGGTCAGCGCAGGGCCGAGGGCGTAGAACTCACCGGGCTCGAGCCGGCGCAGGATCTCCACGGCTTCCTTCGCCGTCATGCCCAGTTCGTCCGCCGCGCGCTTCCGATCGACGTCGATCGACGTGCGGCCGATGAGCTTATTGATCATCTCGGCGGCAGTGTCTTTATGGAGCTTGCTCAACCGCTGCGTTGCCAACACCAAGCACTGCCCGCGTTTCCGGCCGCGCGTGGCGACGTCCGTCACCGCGCCCTGCGCCTCGGCATCGCCGTTCTGCGGACAGAACACGTGCGCTTCGTCGAGCACGATCATGACCGGATGCCACAGCTCGCGCGGAGCGTTGACCAGCGCGTCCAGGAACAGCTTGACGAACCGTTGCCGCTCATGCGCCGGCATGTCGTAGATGTCGATGATCGCACTGACACCGGTCTCCATCAGCCGGCGCGCCAGCACCGCGGCCGTCTTCACCGAGGCCAGCGCATCGCCGTCGTGCGGCGCGGCGATCACGTAGTCGAATTTTTCGCGCAGCGTTGCGAACTCCCCTTCCGGGTCGATCACGATCTGCTGCACGTGGGGCGCCGTCTGTTCGAGCAGACGACGCAGTGCGTAAGACTTGCCACCGCCGCTGTTGGCGACGACGAGCGCGCGCGTTTCTAGCAGGACCGGCAGGTTGATGGGGCAGTTCGGCGAGAGGTTCATCCTTCGTCCTCATCCGCCTCTGCCTCGATCTCGACGTCGTCGACGTAGTGCTGCGCGATCTCGTACCAGTCGACCATGCCGAGTGCGTGGCCGAGCAGGTCGGCGTACGTACCGCTCACCCCTTCGGGCATGTTCTCGTCGAACTCGGCTTCCAGTTCCTGCGAGAGCGGATAGACGGCGTCTTCCTTGCCGTGCTCCTCGACCAGCGCTTCGGCGCGCTCGATCCAGAACTCCTGCGAGCCTTGGTCGTTGTCGATCCAGAGCGCGACGTTCCACGTTTGGTAGTTGAGCCAGCCGTTGTACTTCGTGTCTTCGCTCATCGCTTTCCCCTGCGTACCTGGCCGACGATGATCATCACGTGGAAGATCACCGTGACTGCTGATTGCAAGCATCGCCACAAAAGGCGCATATCCATGCGGCTATTTCCTCGATAGTTTTTGCTTCGGCGATCGGGACACCGCCCAGCCATTCGTTTGGGCGCGTCATGATCACGGCGGTTTTATTCGGGAGCCCAGCGATGACGACGGCGTTGTTGCCGACGAAATTCCTGCGCGAAAGCCACATCTCTTGCAGCTGCGTAAGGTGGCCCTTCGGCTGTTTCTTGACTCCGAGCTTCGGCGCGCAACTGACGAGCTCACCGCGTGGCATGTGATCGAACTGCTTCCATTCGACCCACAAATCGGCCTTCAGACCATCGTAGTAACGGTCTGGCAGCCCGTTCGTTGCCAGCGACGCACCAGTCATGGACTGCCGAAAAATAGTCCGCGGCAAGCGGCGGTCGACGGCCTGGTACAGCGCCTTCTCACGCATCGTCGTTGCCGCTGTTCGCGATCTCGACCTCGGCACGCGCATGGTCATACAGCGCCGCCGCACGTTCGATGACCTTGCGTTCGAAGCGCTTGTAGACCTCGTCGTCACTGGTCACGAAGCTGGCGAGGAACAGCGTGTCGTTGAGCAGATCCTCCTCGGCGCGTTCGAAATAGCGCTCGGGGATCTCCGGGCCGGGCGGTTCGGCGAGTGCGAGGCCGATCACGCGGCTACCCTCCGCGCAGTGAAGCGCGGCAAAAAGCAGTTCGTGAGCTTGCCGGTCTCGCGGTCTATATGCCGAACGATGCCGCACAGGTCGTGCGCGAAGTTGAACTTGTCAGCGGCGAGCCACCGTTCGAGGTCGAGCTTGTTGCCGTTGCAGTGAGCAGCCGTAATGTCCATGCACAACGCCTTGGCGTCTTCAGCCAACGATCCGACAAGCAGCCCTTCCGCCTTCGCGCGTTCGACGATTTGGTCGATCAGCGCGTAGTCTTTCCTCGGGCATTTCCAGTTGATCTGTTTCATCTCTGTCCTCCAGAAACTAAAAAGCCCACGGTCGCGTTGCGCAGACCGTGGGCCGGTACTTGCCGCCTGCCCGCGGCAAACTCAGTCGACGGATGGACCGCTGTAGTTTCGCGAATCCGCTTCCGTGAGCTTTTCCTTCAGTGCGTAACCGAGCAGCGGCCAGACCTTCGCTTTCGCGTTGTCGCGCGCGATGCGCCGACCCAGCTCTGCGTCGAAGTTCTCGGGGCTGGCGCACGCCGACTCGCCGGTGACGGTGAAGCCGTTGCGCAGCACGAGCACGCAGAACGTGAGCAGACCAAGCGCCTGGAATGCCTTCGGGCATTCGTAATGCGGATCAGGCCACGCCTGCGCCGCACCGGCGTGCTGCGCGCCGTGCGACGCCGTGAAACAGAACTCAGCTACGATCGCCGCATCGATATCCGCCGGTGTCACGCGCGGATAGATGAGGTTCTTGCGCGTTATTTCCTGTTCGACGGTTTCGCTCACGTCAGTTCACCGTCGGCTTCGGTGCGGACGTCGGCGCCGGTGCCTTGGTCGCGAGCGCGGCTTCCTCGACCTTCAGCTTCGCCGCTTCGGCCTTCGCGACGACGGCTTCCGCCTTCTCGACGGCCTTGGTTGCGATCGTGACGTCCTTGGCGCCGACTTTCGCTGCCTGCTCGGCGGTCTTCAGCGCCGCCTTGGCGTTCGCCAGGGCGATCTTCTGCAGCGCCTTCTCGGGCAGCGGCTTGAGGCCGACGCGCACGAGCTCGTTCTGCGCCGTGGTGACGGCGCGGACGCCGACCTTCGCGTTCTTCTCGGCCGTTTTCAGCGTGGCCTTCGCGCCCTTGGCGCCGGCCTTCGCCGAGGCAACAGCGGTCTTGGCTTCGTCGCGTGCTTCCTTCAGCGGCTTGCCGCCTTTCAGGAACACGGGCTGACGGCCGCGCCCGCGACGCACGGCGTCGGTCTTGACATCGGTGATGGCGGATTGCAGATCGGACATTTGGAATAGCTCCCTGTGGGTTTAGCGACGTGCGCCGGCTGCGGCGGCACGGGTGGGCGCGGCGCCGGCGCGTCGGGGCGTCGGTCGAGCGGTTTGGCGCGCGGCGGGCCGCGCGTTGAAGTCGGGCTTGCGGAACAGAAGATCCACGCATTCCGCACGGCGCGCGGCGTGCTGACCGTAGTGCGGGTTCGGCACCGGATCGACGAACGAGATCTTCGCGTAGGTGCCGACGTTCTCGGCCGTGATCGTGACGATCGCCTTGATCGGCGGACCGCCGAGCATGCGCATCGTGTGTGCGACCACGCCGTCGAACGACATGATCGCCGTCGGCGGCAAGCTCAGCGTGTAGATCGGCGCTTTCGGATCGTTGTGCGCGTCCGGGTGCTGTGGGTCGAGCAGGAGCACGGCGAGCTCGCGCGTGTTCTTGCACGCCTTGCTCTTGCCGTTGTTGCCCGAGCCGAAGGCGTTGAGCGGGCACGACGGACAGTCGTGATTCTGCACCGCCGGCGATTCCGGGTCGGGTTTCATCTCGCCGAGGTTCTTGCCGGCCGCATAGCAGTCCGGCGGCACCGATACGCCCTTGACGTACGGCGAGGAGTAAAAGAGGTTCTTGCTGACGAAGTCGAGGACGACGACCTGGATCTCGCTGCCGAGGTCCAGCCCTTCGGGCGAGGTGAATGCACCCGCCGGTTCGACCTTGATGGCTTTGCCGCCCGGTGCGCCGATCTGGTTCTTGAGATTGGCGACTTCCTGGGCCAGCTCGGCGTCGAGCGTGGACAAGGCTTTGCTACCGCCAACGGGGGCGGTTACTGCTTTGCTACGTGCCATGTGGTTAGACCCTTCGTACGTTGAGACGTGTCTGCACGAACTCCGACAGGCCGGGGATGGGCTTGCCGTTCATGCTCTCTTTAAGCTCAATGTATGCTCTCGAAGAGATCCGTCTCTCAAAGATGTGAAGGGCCTTTCTGCGCAGGATGAAGCGAGTCAGTTCGTCGTAGTCTGCGATCTGCGGACGAACCGTTTCGGAAATGGACACGGTAGCCAGAGCGCCGCGGATGATGTTCGTCCCGGCTTCCTGCATCGCGTTGAGAAGACGCTCTTCGATCGCACGCTTCTCGGTTTCCAGCTCCTTGACCTTGGCGTTCGCCAAAGCGATTTCCTCATTTTTTGAGTAAATCGCGTCAGCCGTATCGCCTAGATTTAAAGACATTTTAGAACTCTCCTATTCGTTGTCAACGCTTTTTGCGTGTTTTATTTATTTCTTTTTGAATCAACATGCGCTTGCCGGCTGTATTCGCAAACCGTTGATAATCCACGGGTTTACCGGCTTTCTCGTCGTCGCGTCCGATGTCATATCCGGTCTTCGCAGAATGGGCGATTAAAAGGCAGACTAAATCGAGTTCCTGCGGGCTCATGACGAGTCTTTTCCAAACAAAAACTGTTTGATTTCGTCGATCACGCGCTGATCAACTACTCCACAAGAATCGCACCCCGTCGAGTCGTAGTTATTAACGACTTTTTCTAAAAGGTCACGAGCAGCTGCGTATTCTTCGTCGAAAGAAATCACTTGTCATACCTCGCAGAAATGTGCGCCTCGACGGCGAGCGGCAACGTCGGCGCCCAGACCGGCGGCGTCGTCATGACGTCGTTGAATATCGCCAGCGCGCGCTCCGCGTAGGCATCGGGCACGACGCCGACGATTTCATCGTGCGTCGACATCGCAATACGCACCTTGCCACGCGACTCGTCGACGATATGGAGCATGTGCTCGGCGATGATGCTGCGCGCGAGCGCCTGCGTGCGGTTCTCGACGAGGATGCCGCCGTACAGGCGCGTGCGCTCGATCGTCGGTTCCTTGGTTCGGTTGTAGCGAAACCGGCTGATGTACGACATGCCGTCCTCATCAACCTGGATGTCGTCGTAACGGATCGCGGCGCCGCCGGGCAGGTGCATCCAGCCCTTGCCTTCGGCGCCTTCGTACGACACACAGCCGTCCTCTAGCGTCTGCTTGCCGAGGAACGCCGACTTGACCAGGTTGTTGGTCTTTTTCCAGTTGCCGACGACGAACGGGCGCGACGAACGCCACGCGGCGTGTACGTCCTTGCCCAGCGAGTCGGTGATCTCGACCGGCGGGCCAAGCGCGCCGATACGGAGCATCGCGACGAAACGCTGCCACCCAGCCTGAAATCCGAGGGCGAGTTCGCATGTCTTCCCAATGAACCTTTCGGCCGTCGTAATCTGCGCAATCGGTTTGTTGTAAATCGACGTCGCCGCGACGTGCTTGTAGATGTCGGGGCCGGTGCCGTTGTCGAACGCGCGGAACGCTTCGACTACGTCGTCTTGCTTCGAGAACCAGCAGTTGACGCGCGCTTCGATCTGACCGAGGTCAGCGATGATCAGCTTGTACCCTGCCGGTGCGTACACGGATGCGCGCAGTTCCGCGCCGCCTTCCTTGCGCTTGCTGGACAGGTTCTGGAAATTGACTTCGTCGCCACCGCTCCAGCGGCCGGTCTTGGCGCCGTAGTAATTCAGATACACCGGCTGCGCGCCGAGGTGCGCGCGTCCGCTGAGCCGTGTGCAGCGCGACTCCATCTGGTTCGACGACACGGCGAAACGCGCTTCGATGAGCTGGCGCACGCGTTTCTTCGGATGTCCGATCAGATCCTTGAACTCTTGGTCCTGCTTCGACATTGCCAGCACTTCGACGTCGTAGCCGGCTTTCGCGGACTTCTTTGCGCTGACCTTCGTCGGTGGCTCGACGCCGGCGGCGCGCAGGAGCCCGGCGAACTGGTCTTTGCTGGTGAGCTGCGTCTTGCGCACTTTCAGCGCCTTGATCAGCGCGTCCTTGTGCGCAATGTCGGCGACCAGTACGCGGTCGATCGCTTCCTTGTCGATCAGCAGCGTCGGCTGCGCGTACATCTTGATCGTAAGGTCGATGAGACGCAGCTCGTCGAACGGGATGTATGGCAGGAGCTTGCGGAACAGGAGCCAGGTCTGCTCGATGTCGTTGCCGGCGTACTTCGCCATGCGCCGGTACTCAGGCTGCGACAGCGTCTCCTTGCCCTGCGTGTCGACGAGCACGTCGCCGCCTTTCTTGCCGGCGAGCTTGAACGCCTGACAGAGCCGTTGCAGCGACCCGCCGACGGTGATTGGCATGATCGGGCGCCCCATCGACAGCGTGTCGAAGTAGAACGCCGGCTTGACCTTCAGGTGGTGCGACAGGATGAACGCATCGAATGCCGTGTGATGCGCGAGCATCCCGGTCCGTTTCCAGTTCACGTGCTTGCACCAGTAGGCGAGCTCCGCAGGACTCAGCACGTGCGCACGCTTCTCGGTGTGCCACTGCACCGAGCACATGTGCATCTTGAACCTCGGATCGGTGACGTACTCCGTCGTCGCCATCTGGCTGAGCGTGTAGTCCTTCGCCCAAAACGTTTCGTAATCTAGGCCGACGATACCGTCGAGGTTGAGGCGGGTGAGAAGATCGTTCACTCGGCGTCTCTCATCGTGATCAGCTTCTCCAACAACGTCGTCAACCGGCCGATTACCTCGGCATCCGGGTTGCTATCCTCTTTCAACCACTTTGTAACTCGCCCTACGCAAGTCATGCAGTTGATGACTTCGTCTCTCGTTAGCGACACAGGCGCGTCTTCGCTCATCGAAATAGCTCCAGTTGCTCGGCCGTGTCGCACACCGAGCACGCAAAGCGGCGTACGGCGAGCGGCAGTTCCGAGTGATCCTTGATCTTGCGGCCGAGATGGTTCGACGTCGGCTTGTCGATGCGCTGTCCGCATGTCTCGCCGTGCTGGCCGAAGCCCTGCGGATGAAACGGGTTCTCCGACGATCCGGCGTAGAGGAACACCGGCAGACCACGATCGAAGAACCACGGCGTTGGGTTGACGATCGTGTAGCGATCCAAGACCTTGCCGCCGTTGTCGTAGACGATGCAGCCGGGGAGCTTCATGCTGCTCTCCGTACGACGAACTCAGATGGCCGTGCTGGGATCGTCGTGGCGTCGCCTATGCGTTCGGCGATCTGTTCTGCCAGCTCCAGCGCAACTTCTTCGAGGTAGTCTTCGGCATCGGACTCGACGCCCCACAGCGATTCGCGTTCGTCTGTCGGGCGCCCGTCAACATCGAGCAGCGTCACGATGACGCCGACGTAGCCCCAATCGTTGTTGCACCAACCGCAGAGGCGGTCATAGTCTGCGTCGACAGCAGCAGCCGCGATGTCGCCGGGCTTTGGCACGCGACCGAGTTTGGTAATGAGCGCGTCCAGATTGACCGCACTGAGTCCCCAGCCATCGCGAAGTGCTATCTCCATCGACGCCTTGACGTCGTAGTACATACGCGTGCCGCGGCCGGCGGCAAGTACACGCTCGTGCGGTTGCTTGTTGCGCGATACCCAGTCAACGACGACACCGTGGCCGTCGTGCTCTTTCCACGGCTCGCCCATCGAATCGTCGTGCTCGGTCGTAGCACCGAAGCGCAAACCGTTCAGTACGAAAACACTGTCCATATCAGTACACCGGGTAGAGGTCGTTGGTCGCGGCTTTCAGAATCTCGTCGATCTCGGCGTTGCTCTTGCCTTCGGCGAGCAGGTTGTCGGCGTCGATCAGCTCGAAGTCGATCTCGGGCGTGGAAGCGAACACGCTCTGCAGGTTGCCGCCACTGATGCAGGCGACGATCTTGGTTTGGGGGATCACGTGTCGTCTCCGTAGGTGTCGATCAGGTACTGCGCCGCTTCGTCGAACGTGGCGAACGCAGACCAGTCGGTTGAGTCCATGTAGCCGGGCGCGCTGAGCCGTGCTATCCAGCCGTGCTTCAGCGTCGCGCTAAAAACCTCGCCCTCGGCGAACTGCGCAAACGGTTCAAGCTCGTCCTCGCCAAGTGCTGCGAACCCTATACGCGCCGGGATGCCGACAACGTCGGCCGGAATGATCGAACCGCCTTGGTCCGCCTCGACTTCCCAGTAATCAGTCTCTTCGATAATCGGCTTCATGAAACTTTGGGCGAACGTTTCCTGTAGAACGGCTTGGATGTCGGGGTTCATGGTTCGTAGGGCTCCGTGAAATCGCGGCCGTCATCGACAGCACCGTCGTACTCGCGCATATCACCGCATGCGGCGCAGATTTCGTGAGTGCCGTCCAACGACACTTCCCACTCGTGCTCGCACTCGTTCGCGCTCATACAAACATCTCCTGTCCCCAAGCCTCCTCCACTTCGCGCGGCGGGTAGGGCTTCCGCGCCGCGAAGATCGACGCACCGTTTTCCTTGCACCACTGGGCGCGGTCCTTGATAGGCTCGCGCTTCCAGTAGTTCTCCATCGCCTCGATCTGGCGATCCGAATAGTCCTCGTCACACAGAACCGGGTAGTCGTACAGCTCCTTGGCGATCAGGCGCGCAGCAAACACGATCGCGCGCGACTCGCGGCAGGGCCGGATCATCAGGTACTCGATCCAGCCGACCAGCGAGCACGACGCCGTCCATGTGTAGAGCGTCGGCGTCTGGTCCGGATCGAGCCCGGAGCCGAAAGGGCCAGCGTCTGGAAACACATCTTCCAGACGCGGAATTACGTCGCGCATCCAGTTCGCGCCCTGCATCGCAACGAGGAGCAGGCGCTGGCTCGCGATCGCGTAGTTGCTCTCCTCCAGGATCGACGACTCGCGGTGCTTCGTCGCGGCGAGGATGTGCCCCTCGGGGTTGAACCCTGCGTATGCGCCGGGATGCGTCCAGGTGGTGAGGTGGGGTTTCATGCCGAGCAGCTCTTAACCAATACCGCGAAAGCGATAATGACCAAGGCGAAACCAAGTGCGTCCCAAAATTCTTCGGATGGACCATTCATTTCGTTTCCTCGTCAGAACGGGCAAATATCGTTGTCGAGCGATTCCGACGCTTCGACGAACCCGGTGTACGGTCCGTACTGGTTCGCCGCACGGTTCCGCTCGATCATGTCGCGCACGTTCTGAAGCTGCGTGCCGAGGATCAGGTGATCGTCGAACACGCAGTTGCGAACGTCGCAGGTATGGCGCAGCACCTTGCCCGGCGGCACCGGGCCGTGGTGATGCTCGTACGACACCTTGTGCGCCTTGTCGCATCCCTTCCGGCCATCGGCGCGCTTGACGTACACGTTGCCGTGGCCGTTCTGATCCAGCGCACCTTCGAACAGCCAGCAGCCCGTCGTCTCGCAGATGCGGACTTTCGCGAGCATTCGCGTGTATGCCGGGAGGCTCACTAGTCGTACGCCTCGGCCTCGGCGCGCGTGATGAAGAAGTGGATACCGTGCGAGCACTCGTCCTGAAAATTATCGTCGAACGAATCGGGTACCACGCGTTCACCAGCGCGATACTCTGTACGCGGGCCATGCACCTGCGTGACGCCCATTTCGGTGCCGAAAACTTCGAGCACATCGACGTACTCGGCGCGGCATTTACGACCGAATGCGGACGACCGCTTCGCTTCGGCCGGAATGCGCAACTTGACGATGACGTCGTCTTTGCACTTCTTCCAGCCGATCAGTTCACCTTCCGGAAGAATACGAGTCATCGCAACCGCTAATTCACTATTCAGCGCGCCGCCGAGGTTCGCGCTGCGGAGGTTCGCGCCGCCGAGGTCCGCGCCGCCGAGGTTCGCGCCGCCGAGGTTCGCGCCGCCGAGGTCCGCGCCGCCGAGGTCCGCGCCGCCGAGGTCCGCGCCGCGGAGGTTCGCGCTGCGGAGGTTCGCGCTGCGGAGGTTCGCGCCGCCGAGGTCCGCGCCGCGGAGGTTCGCGCCGCGGAGGTTCGCGGAACTTAGGACAGCTTGCTTTACAGCAAAGCCAAGTTGAAATGCATAGCTCCGGCCGGCGACTTCTGCGGTCATCTCACAAACGAACAGGATCTCGCCCGTCCCGCGATTCTTAATTTCGAATTTCATTTCCCTCTCCGGGTTGTCGTTAGTAGCCGCAACAAGTTCACGCTATGAGCACCTTGTGGATGTTCTGCGTTAGCGCCATTACTTGCTCGGCGCGCACCAACTTCGCTCTAAGAATTCTAATTTGCCGGCGTTTGCGCATTACGAAGGACTCCATCGCCGACTCTGCTGATGGGCACGCATACCGCTTGCTAGCTTCGAGGTTGACGAAGCGGCGATGCCCGATAGCGTCGACGATCCACGCGCCGCATCGAGTGCGCTTTAGAACTTCGAACTCTGAAAGCACGAGCTTCGGTGTCGTCGTACCCCAAAGTTCTCGCTCGGCGTCGACGATGCATGCGTAGATACGATCGTCGTAGCGATAGAGCTTCATTTCTTCCTCGCTTTGAGCAGTCCGAGCAAATCGCCCATCCGTGCTTCTTTGCCGAAGAGCTTGTCGTACACCAGCTCCTCGACCGTGCCCTCGGCGCGAACGAGAATCGTGTTGGTTACTTTGGTCTGACCGCCGCGGTGTATCCGCGCGATCGCCTGCTGCAACAGATCTGCCTCGTAGATCGGCGACGCGATGATCGTCGTCGTGCCGCACGTTAGCGTCAGTCCGTGCGCACCAGTCCGCGGATGCAGCAGCAGCGTTTGGTACTTGCCAGCCTGGTAGTCGGCAACGACGGCTTCGCGCGCGCCGTGTGCCGTGACTGAGCCGTCGATCACCGCGTAGGTGATCCCGGCTTTCTTGAACTCGGTTACTAGCTCGTCGCGCTGATGGCGCCAGTTGAAGAACACCAACGAGTGCGCGCGTTCGGCAACGATCTCAGCGATCAGCTCGTAACGTTGTCGGTCGACGACTTCGTAACCGCCGTCTTCTGCACCTGTGTATAATGCGCCACTCGCAATTTGTAAAATCTTTGTGCGGATCGACGCGGCGTGTACGGCGCTGATGACCTTCTCGCCGAGCTCGATGATCGCCGAGGCTTCCATCTGATCGTAGAGCGCCTTGGTTTTCTTGTTGAGCGTGAACGCCTTGGTCTCGCGAAAGTTCGCAGGGACGTGCGTCATCACGTCCTCGAACGCGTGCCGTATAGTTATGTCGCGGATCAGCTCATCGACGACCGGCGCGATGCCGGGCTTGTCGTCCCAGCGAAGATGCTGTGTGCCCGGACCTATTTGCGTCGGGACTTGCGCTGCGTTGCGGAACTTGTAGTACGACTCGCCGAGGCGCTTACCGCCGTCGACGATGAACGCCTGGTTCCATAGCTCCGTTACGCTGTTCGGATTCGGCGTGCCGGTCATGAGGTAGCGATGCGTGAAGCACCTCGACACCTTGACCATCGCTTTCGATCGCTGCGAGTTCGGTTCTTTGTAGGCGGTCGATTCATCAACGATCAAATGATCGAAGCCTTTCAACAGCGCCATCCGTTTCGGGTGCTTCTTGTCGGCCAGCCAGCGCACACCGTCGGTGTTGAGAATCACGACATCGGTGCTGATCGTGAACGCTTGCTCACGCTGTTCTGCACTTGCGATCGAGAACGTCAGCTCCGGCGCGAAGCGCTCGATGTCGAGCCCCCACGCGCTCAGCATCAGCGTCTTCGGGCAGACCACGAGGCACCGGCCGCGCGGCTTGCGTTGCGCGTAGATTTCGATCTGCGCTCGCGTCTTGCCGGTTCCAGGTGAGCTGAAATCGAAACCGCACGGCCGCGTCTTAAAAAACGATATCGACTTTGTCTGATGCGGCCAAGGCGTAGGTACGGTAGAACCGGTGAGCGGTGTAGCAGCGCTGCTTCGTGCCATGTAGGGTCTCGAACATGCCAAGAGGGTAGAAAACGCAGCGCGTACCGAGTACGACGCGCACAGCGTTGGGAGAAAGAGGGCTCGGTGCGGCGTTACTCGCATTTGATGTCTCACGACAGATCGCTGCCGAGCGCAGCGGAGTCGTCGAAGCCGGGGGGATCAGGCTGTTGCCACAGCGGCGGCTTCGATCGGGGTAAGTGACGCTCCCACTTGCAGCGATACCGCTGGGAGCCTGGTGGCGGCGTTGCGCATCGTCGCGCGGTGGCGACGGCTTCGCTTGGATCGCGGCGGCGCGGCCTCTACGAGGCACCGCGCCTCGTGAAACGCATCGGCTGTTACCAGCCACTCCGAGGCCGCTATCGGAGGTGTTTGGAGCCGATGACACGCCGCTAACATTCCCGACGGGAGGGGGAAAAGACGGGTGCGGCGCGCGTGCCACCGGCGTAGAAATAGACTCGCCCTTTGCGGCGGCGAGCACTCCGGAGGCAGCCCTATCGCCCCTATCGGACGTCATGTCCGAGTTCGTTGAAGACCACGTATTCGTAAGCGCCCTGCCCTTCGCCGTGATGCGGACGTAGAAGCCGAAGCGCCCTTTACCCTGTTCGACAAGGCCGAGCTCGACGAGCCGCGCGGTGTCGACGGTCGGACGTCCGGTGCAGAACGTCAGTTCGTACAACGACTCACGCTGGTCGGCGGTGAGCTTCACGCAGCGTTTTCCATATCCAGCGTCACGCGCACGCGCGCCAGCTCGTAGTCGATCGACGTGCCCGGCTCATGCCGGGCGAGCAGCAGCCGCGCCTCGGTTTCCCACACATCAGCGAGCTTCAGCGCGCGGTCGTAGTCACGCTGCAGGCGCCACAGCTCAACCCAGAGAGCGACGATGACGAGCGCAGAGATGACGCCGTAGGCGATGGCGTAGGTGTTCATTCGGCAAGCTCCGTACCGCGCCAGTCGACGACACCCGTCGTGATCAAATTGCGTATGCAGCGTGCTGCGTGCGCAGCGCCATAGCGCCCGTCCATACCGTCATCGACGGTGTCGTAGCCGACAGGACAGAAAAGTTCATCGGCGTCTTCCTGGTCGAGCCCTAAAAGAGGGCCCGCAGGGTCTGAGAAAACGCTCGTCCTCTCTTCTCTGGTCCCGAAGAAATGAATCGCTGCACCTGCGATGCAGCACAATGTTCCGCACGCCGCTTCGGTCTGCACATGGCGCATATCGAAACCAGCAACGTCGCCTTTATGCGGTGCGCCAGCTTCGAGCCATTGCGCGATGATTTTCAGACGTTTCGTATTCATGCCGCCCTCCGCGAAACGAAAATCTCGGTCTTCTGCCCTTCCCATGCCTCGACCGCTTCCTGAAACGTGTCGCACTTCGCCGTGCGCACGTTGCACGGCGAACATTCGAGGAAGTGCCGGTTACGGCCGCGCTCGTGGTAGTGCTTGGGCTGACGCCCGCACTTGCACGCGTCGATCTCGCCGTCGATGCGGATCTGCTGCTGGGTCATTTCGGTGCCTCGTTGTAAAAATGCGCGCGAAGCGCCAACGTGATAATCGCGTTCATGCTCACGTAGTCCTTCTCCGCTGCAGCTTTTATCCGCTCAGCTAGATCGAGCGGTAAACGCACAGTGAATACGTCGCGGGACGTTTCCGACATATCACCAACCTCGTGCGTTGAGCTTCCGCGCCTTGCGCGCCGTACGGCGCTGAGCACGCACCTTCGCCGGGCGACGCTGATGATTCAGGCCACGGTTCGGGCCGCGCAGATTGCGGCGGTAGAACGCATCGCGCGCTATCGATCTATGATCGACGGGCAGCGAGCCAATACCGGCGACACCGGCGATGGCCGCGAGAGCGGCAACAGCTAGGGAATTGCGTTTCATGATGGTTCTCCTGTGTCGACTACGAGCACGCCGAACTTTTCTGGGTCGGCGGGAACGAGGACGTAGTAAGGAACCTCGTTGCCACGACGCTCGGGAATTAGTGGACCGTCGTAACCTTCGGGCGCATCAATTGGGCAAGGGAAAATAAACACAGCTACACGCCCACTGGGCAATGACCATTGCCCCTAGGTGAGTAAGCGCAGTACCTACACGTCACCTTGTTCGGATTGGGTCGAAAATGACGGTCGGCGTAAATGCGTTTTGCGCGCATGTCGAAGCGGCCGACGAAGCGCAATGCTTCTTCGCGCGAGTAAACGACCTGCTTTACGTGGCCTTCGTCGACGTAAAACAATTCGACGATGACGGTCTCCGCCCATTCCTGGCGGATCGCAGCCGCAGCGGCGTAGAGCTGCATCTGCTGGATATGATCGACGGCCTTGTACGCGCTTTTGCCCGTTTTATAGTCGACCGCGATCGTTACTGGATTGACCTGGTCGCGCACGTTCAAATCCAGCTTCGACCACAGCCACACGTTGTCGCGATTGCACTCGGACCAGTTCTCGTCGAACAGCCAGTTCTCTTCGACCGAGGCCATGCCGTCGGCGTAGAGATCGCGTGCGTGCTGCAGCAGCGGCTCGAACTTGGTGATCGCTTTCGCTTCGCAGCCCGACAGCGACGGCACTTCCCCCTTGACGAAACGCTCGAGGTGATCGTGCACACGGTTGCCGCGCTCGAGCGGGTTGTCCGCCGGACGTGGCGGCTCGGGGATGCGGTCGATCGCCGAGAACTTGAACTGGAGCGGGCATGCTTCGTACTTGACCAGCTTGGAGAAGGACCAGTTGGGGAGGGCGAGGTTGGTCATTCGATCGGCTCCCAGTTCGGATCTTCGTTTTGCTGGAGAGCTTTGAAGTTTTCGCTGCTCACGACAACGATGGCATTTACGTCGGTGCCAGCGTTGCTATCGAACGCAGGACGAATAAGCCCTTCACGAACCGCTTGAGCAAGGCGATCCAGAATCACAACACCGCTCCCGTCATAATTCCCGCGACATACGCGCTGCCGCACACGGCGACGAAACACCACGCCGGGTGTGTGCCGATCAGCGTTGCGACGCCGGTCAGTGCGCGTGCGGTGAGCGTTGGCTGCGGTACGTAGACGGTGTGCTGCTTACGCCGCCACTCGTGCTCCATGCTGCGTAGCTCGGAGCGGGGCGTCTTGGGAGTGCGTTCGAACATGGTCATGACGACGCCTCGGCAATAGCCTTGTCGAACATTCCAAGCATCTCAGCGTGGGTACGTTCGTCGTTGACCTTTGTAACGTTGCCTACGACTGTTTCGAGCGCTCTTCGCGCCAGTTTTTCAACGTCCTTTGTGACGGCGAATTTCACTACTGCACCTAATGCGCAGAAGCAAACGGCCGACTCGTGCGTCGGGCTCACAGGACGGCCTTCGCCGTCTCGCGCAAACCGGTCGCGAGTCCACTTCGAGCGGTCACTAAGAAGCTCGCGGCTTCGTTTCAATACGTTCACTACGGCTTCGTTCATTGGGCTTTTCTCCGTTTCTTCATCTCGACGACTTTCCCCGTCGGGTCCGGTACGCTCGCGCCAGCCGGCAATTTCCACTGCACCAGCACGCCGCGCGCCTGCTTGTCCCACGTGCCGGGCACGCGGTGCTTCTTGTCGATATCAAGCCCGAGCGACTTGTAGTGCCGCCGGCGCCAGGTCTTCGAATCCTGGAAATAACGAAGGTCCGGAATCAGCGCGCGGAAGAGGACGAAGAGGTCCGTGTCTTCCTTCAGCAGCATCGACTCGCCCTTGCTGGCCGCGCCGATGTACGCATCGAGCTTCGGCTTCAAGAGCCCGAGCGGATTGAACCGGTTGAAGAAGTCCGCGCTCGCCTCTTCGTTCGACGGAATGCGATCGAGGAAGAACTGCAGGTTGCCTTGGCCGATGGCGTCTGCAATCTGCTGGTTGATCGAGGTCGTCGCCTCGTGCATGTCCTCGCTCGCCTGCGTCGTGATGATCCGGCGCACGGCGGCTTCGTTTACCGGCCAACGCTTGAGCACGTCGGCGAAGCGGTCGAGCTCGGTGCCGCGTTGCAGCGACAAGATCTCGTTCGGCGTGAAAAAGATCTGTTGTTCCTGCCGCTCAGCGATGTTGTAGCGGCGGTTGTCCTTGGTGATCTCGACCGGCGTGTGCTTGTTGGTGAAGAAGAAGAAATTGCTGTAGTTCGGCGTTTCGTAGTGGTCGGTCTGCATGCGCCGGATCTGGATCGGCGAGTCGGTCACGTAGTGGTTGAGCTTCGCGCTCAATTCCGCGCCGTTCGCGACCGCCTTGGTATCGCACTCTTCGAAGACGACGAAGATCGAGGACTCGAGGTACCCGTTGAACTCGTTGTTCAGCGCCGTGTACTGCACGTTCTTGACGACGTCGGTGCCGAATAGCGGGCGCAGCACGTGCTTGACGAACGTGCCCTTCCCAGTTCCAGTTCTTCCCGAAATTACCCACGCCGTTTCGCTCTTCTGGCGCGTCTGGAAAATGAACGCGAGCCAGTTGATGAAGTGCGTGTACACCTCCGGTGTCGGATTGCCGAGCACGGAGAACAGGAGCTTGTTGATCACCGCCGGCAGCTCTTGCAGCGTCGACGGCGTGTCGCTGGTCTTGTCGGCTTTCATATACGGCGTCGGCGCGAAGGTGTTGAGGAACGTGCCGTTCGGCACGTACTGGATGTCGGAGGTCGGATCGAAGGTGATGTCGACGTGCGGCAGGAAGCCGCCGCCGATGACACCGAACTCGGCGAGCCAGGAGCGCGCTGCGGTCTCGGTCGAGGTGTTGATCGTCAGTTTCGAGACGACGGGCTCGAAGAGGCCGATCTTGATGCGCGAGTTCTGGTTCGTGGCGTAGAACGCCAGCACCTCGGTGCCCTCGCCGATCGGCGGACGCGAGATGACGCGTGAGGCGGTTTTACTTAGCTGCTTGTAGAACTTCTCATCGACCTGCTGGGTCAAGAGCCACGGCTCGCCCTTGAAGTTCTTGATGACCGAGGGATTGCGCAGGTCAATCCAGTAGCCGAGTGAGTCGCCACCGTTCAGGTTGAACTTGATGTAGTGCTCGCCCATCGGACGGACACCGGTGATGACGCCCTCCTCGGCTTCGATCAGGATCTCGCCGTCCTCGAACGGACGGGAGCGGAAGTCTTTGGCTTCGAGCCCGGCGTCCTTGCGCAGGTCGTTGATGCGGTCTTCGATCTCGCGCTTGGTCACCGGCTTGAACGCCGGCAGCTTCAGGTGCGACTGTTTCTTCTTGACCAGCTGGATCGCCTGCTTCGGATCGATGGCCGGCGTGAAGCCGTGCATGCGCGGCGGAGCGATGTAGATCAGCTTCGAGTCGTAGGCGGCACTGCGGTCGAGGGGCCAGTGCAGGCCGAGACCGGAGTCCGTCAGCGCCAAGCCCTCGCTGAGTGATGGGATCGTGAAATTCAGAGCCTCGAACCACTCGCGCAGCTGCAGTTCCGTTGACGGCTCTTTCAACAACATGAACACGTGGCCGGACCACGCGGCGGTGCCGGGTTTGAACATCGACGCGGAATGCTGCGCGACGTAGCTCACGCCCTGGCACTCGGCCGGGAGGTAGCGCTGTACGACCTCGGCGTGGTCCTTGGCCTCGACCTTGTCGAAGTCGAAGACCACCCACTCGCGCGGTGCGCCTTTGAGCGTCTTGCCCGCGCGCGATTCGTTGGCGAGCGGTTGCTGCAGCTGGCCGTTGAAGAGGCAATGCCCCTCGGCCGCGTGCTTCGAAAGAAGCGATTGGAAACCTGCCAGAGAATCCGTCGTCTCGTGGAAGCTGGTCAGCTTCGAGACGTGCGGGTAAGGTGCTACCGCATACGCGCCGTCACGGCACGCGATGGTTTTTGTAAGCGGTAGCGCAGCACCCAGGAGCACGAGTCTCACCTCGTCCCTGGCTGCGCTTGAAGGTCAGTTATGGCGTGCACAGACTCCCCTGGAAGTCTCGTGCAGCTCGAAGCGCCGGGCCGCGGGAAGGTGCTGACCTGTCCGGACCCGGTTTGCTTGTCCTACAATGGCTTACGTCGCGGAGAGGTGGCCGAGCGGTTTAAGGCACCGGTCTTGAAAACCGATGCGTGAAGCGCCGGTGAAGACGGGTCGCTGGCGATTCCGTAGCGTAAAACAAGGGACTTGCGATGCGCCGCGCTTGGCGCCACCGAGTTGGGCAGGAGGCTATTGTGTAGCTCTCGTGTAGTAGCGTGTCAAGCGCGAGCGTGGCACAGAGCGTGCAGGGGGAATAAGAAAAAGTTAATTACGAAATGGTTCTGCAGCGACGAGAGCTTCGCGCACTTTTGCTAGCCACTCCGTTGGAACCATACCGTACTTCTTGATGGTCTCAGGAAAGAGCGCCTTGTAAACGGCAATGACGTAGTTCTCGTTCATTGTGCTTCTCCCATCGCTTTGAGCACGCGCAATAACGCCGTCATACGGCGCACGTGATGACCGAGTTGGCGACGAATCGAAGCAGTGAGCGCGCGGTCCGCGTTCTTTCTGAGCAGGAACGTCGTTTCGTTGGCGATGCCTTCCATACCGCCGATGCCATGCACTTCGCCGCCGGCCTCAGGGAATATTCCGACGTACTCACGCTGGCGAACCGTGAGCTCTTTGCTGTCAACGCGATAGCAGAAAAACTTTGGAGCGTTCACACCTTCACCTTCTTCGCTTCGTTCTGCTCGCGATGCCGGCGGAAGATGATCTCAAGCGCTAGCAGCCAGTCGTCGGACGTCGAGCCCTGCCGGCAGTCCTCTACGATCTTGCGATCGAACCCGGTCAGACGCAGCTGCATGAGGTCACGATCGCTGATCTCGCCTTCGAACCGGATGCGCTTGTTGCGCACGTCGTCGTGTGATGTTTCGACTTTGAATCTCATGGTGCGTCCTTATAGCCTTTCTTCATACGATCCCATATCCAACGCGGATAGTGCTGCTGTTTCCAGAGCATTTCTTCGTGGTTGCTTACATAGCGAGGCTGGATACTCAGTTTGTTCTGCTCGAACCGCTGCCTACGCAGTGTCGATCGTTGCGATTTGCGCTTCGTAAACCAATCGCCGGCAAGCGTGTAGAACGCCATGCGGTCCATTGAAGAAACTACGTTGCGGCGAAGCAACATCTGGCTATAAGGAACGCGCAGCTTTTTCATCTCGTTCCCTTGTTCCGCATCCACCAGGCGATGGCTTCGAGCTCGTCGGCATTAAAGTTGCCGTCGAGCGCCAGCGTGTCTCCGTGGTAGAACGGCCAGTCTCGAAAAGAGCCGTCGGCTGTAAGACGACTTCCGAGTATCTCGCGCGCACGCGCTTCGGTCATCGCGTTGTTGCATGCAGTGACGATCTCTTTGGCATCTTCGAGCTTTAGCTCGTAGTACCCCGCGTCGGTGCCTATTACGCGGTTATCGTTCGCGTCGTTGATGCCCCATACGATGTTGCCATCGGGAGACCAGTCGATATGAAGTGGGAGTTTCATTTCGATTCCTTATTAAAGGGTTCGCACGGACACGCGATCCACGGCCGTTCGCACGTCGAGCAGCGAACCTCGTCGAACTCAAATGCATCGTCGTTCGGATCTTCGCGCGCCGTGTCAGGTGGCAGGATCGGTGCTGCACAGGCGGGGCAGAAGCGCCACGTGCCAACGTCGTCGACGTTCACGGCGTCACCGTTCCAATAAGTGCGATGTCGTCGCGATCGCCGAGCGCGAAATATAGCTCGCCTTCGCTGTCAGCTTCTGCGATTAAATCACCGAAAAAGTTGTACGCGACCCATACCACCATCTCTTTCTCCTAATTCGCCAGTTTAGCCACCGCGGCGCGCAGGTTGTCCGGCGCCAGGTGTGCGTAGCGCATGGTCATATGGATCGTTGCGTGGCGCATCAGCTCCTTGACCTCGAGTAAGGATACACCGGCCTGCACGAGCCACGAAGCGTAGGTGTGGCGCAGGTCGTGCCAGTGGATGTGCTTGAGGTTGCACGTCTTGCGCACTGCGGTCCATTCGTCGCGTAGGATCTTCGGCGTGATGGTGAGTGGGAGCTTCAGTGCGATATGCAGCGCGCGCGGATGCAGCGGCAACATGCTGGGACGTCCGTTCTTTGTATTGGCGTTAAGCAGGAGCGCGTTGTTGACCACATGGTCGGCCGTCATGCGGAACATCTCAGACTTACGCAGGCCGGTGAACGCCGCGAACACGATCAGGTCCGCGGCCTCGCGATTGACGCAGGCGAAAGCTAAAGCCTCGACCTGTGCGCGGGTTAGGTAGAAATGTCGTTCGTTGTTCTCCGGCAGGAGCTTGATCTTCTGGCCGAGCGGGTGCTCGAGCCAGGCCGGGTGCCACCGGTCGTGGGCCATGTAGCAGATCTGGCGCAGGATCGCCAAGCGACGGTTGATGGTCGCGGGCTTCAGCTTCGCCATCTTCTGCTTGATGAGCTCTCCGACTGCGGGTGCGTCGTCCAGCGCGCGGCCGGCGGTGTATTCCTGGAGCTTGTGTGCGTGCTCGAGCGTAGCCTTGGCGCTCTTCATGTGGACGACGTGTTCAGCTTTCCATTTCTCGATGGCTTGATCGAGGGTATGGCCTTGACTGGCTTGCGGATTCAGCAGTTCGTACTCGACGCGTTGAGCGTCGCGCTTCGTCCAGTCCTTGTTGCTTTTGCGGACGATGGGTCTGTTGGGTAGGCAGACAGTGACTTCCCATGCACCGCTGTCGCGGCGCTGTTTGATCGACACGACACGGCGAGCCTCGTGTGCGGAACAAACGTTCGCAGCTCGGCGCTCGTTGGCCAATGGAAGAAGTCCCCGGTGGTTACAGACGTGATGCTTTACGTAGTCCGTACACATCCATGCGCGGAACTTCGTTCCCCCAACAGCAGCCGGAACTCTATTTGGTTTTTTGTGAATCTGGCGTGGAGTTGTTATGTCCACTAATGAAAATGCGTATGGCTAGCACGAAGAGCGCATTTACACTCATGCCTTTTTTCTGCGCGATTGTTCGTGCTTGTTGGTACAGCGCGCTGGGGACGCGCAGATTGAATTTGATTGTCTTGATCATGATGCAGTCTCCTGCAAATGTGGCCCCACTGTGGCCCCACGTTCGTGCTTACATTTCTTTGCGCACAAAATAAAAAGCCGCCACTCCGAAGAGTGGCGGCTATAGTGCGTTGCAGTAGTACGAAAAGCGTCGTTTATGCGGCGAGCTTTGCCAGCGCGATGAATGCGTCCTTGCGCTGCAGCACCTTCTGCCCGTCCCGGCGTTTCATCGACTCGATGTTCTTCGCCAGCTGCAGGTCGATGGCCTCGTTGACGCTGTAGACGCGTACCCAGGTGTCATCGTCCTGCTTGGTCTGGGTGTACTCCAGCCCGCCGTCGATGCCCAGGCGCGCCCGGTCCTCGTCATCGTTCGGCAACAGGTCGGCGATCGTCGACAGCCAGCCGTGCGCTTCGACGAGCGCGTCGACCGCTTCGTCCTCGCTCGGCGGGATCACGGTGTCCGCATCGCAGTGCGTGTCCATGCCGTCCTGGAACGAGGACTGGGTCGTTTCGCTCGCCGTGCGGCGGTCGCGCTGGACGTCGACGCTGGCCTGCCACAGCAGCTGCTGGGACACGTTCCGGACCAGGCGCATGGCGTCGAACGTGCCTTCGGACTCGACGGTGGCGAGGACGACGTTGACGAGCGCGGTCGGCTCGTCAGCCGTCTTGAGCGCCATGATGGTCAGGCTGCGCCAGTGGTGTAGCGTGGCGCGGAAGTCGTCCTTCAGTTTCGAGCTCGGCTGCCGCGTCAGGTTCGACACCGCGTTGGCGAGGTAGGTCTTCGCCAGCGGGTTCATCGTGACGCGCGCCGGAGCGGGCTCGGAGACCGAGGTGCTGTGGCTTTCGGATTCGAGGTGCGCGGGTTTTGCCTCGGGCTTCTCGACGAAGTCACCGAAGAGCTGGTTCAGTGCTTCGCGGTCCGCGGCGCTGGTGGGCTTGCTGTTACGTGCCATTGTCGTGATCTCAAGAGATGGACCCGATCGGTCCAACAGTGCAAAGCCACTAACGGCTTTGCACCTGCAATCATTGCTTCAGAAACTTGGCGAGTTCTAAGAGCGCGTCTTCGCCGCGGCCTAAGTCGAAGATCGGGATCTCTTCGGCTTTGGCGATGCGTAGCGCCTGACCAGTGCCACCGCCGCCTGCGCCGGCTCTTGTCCAACATACGACGAAGCGAACTGGCGTCATGAGGTCATCGCCGAGTATCTGGTGGCAGTTCCGTGCATGGAGCTTCTGTGCACCCTGCGAGCAACGGTCCCATGCTGGGTGGAACTTCGCAGCCATCTCAAGTGCAGCTGCGGACGGGTAGCAAAGTCGTGACGTGTTGCCGTTGAAGCGTGGCCACGGCAGGTATATTTCTTTCGCGTCTCCGGCGCCCGCCTCGAATGCTGAGTCCGCACCGGGCGCTGCACCGCTGCGTAGCGTGTAGCCACGTAATGCGAGCTTCCGCGCGATCTTGGTCATGGTAGCTAGCGTGCTGGGCGGTGTCTCACGTGAGCCTATACCTGCGTAATACATCATCGTCTCCGTCGAGCCTGATGCTCAATAGCTCTAAGCCACTACCTGCTTTGCTCGCAGGCAGTGGCTTTGGATAGTTCTTATTTGTCGAATGCAATTTTAGCTCCGTAGGCGTACGGACCGGCGAGCTTGCTTATTTCGTCGAGGCTGAGTTTGCCTTCGTCTACAAGACGCTCGACCAGCATGCCTATTGCTTTGGCGCAGCGCTGTGCTGTTTGCTGTGCATCTTCGACAACACCGCGTCCACTGTCGGCGGTAAGTCCGCTCTCGATGTATTCGGCGACAGACATAGTTCTGTCGCCGTAAGCGGATGACGAAGTAATAATCTTCATGTCGTTGCTCCTTGTGCCGAAGGTGCAGTCGCCGCAGTCATGCGACCCGCGAACCGGACCCACTGGCCGTTGATACGCAGCTCGTAGCCCATCAGCTTCCGGTACGCGAGCAGGTACATCGAGCCCATAATGGCTGCGCACTCGGCCTGCATGAGACCGCTGAACGTGCCGTGGAACAGGAGGATAACGCCGAGGTGGAGGCACAGGTCAACCTTGCCTTTGTGGCCGACTACGCGGCGCATGGTCTGGGGGCTGAGGTGTTTGGTCAGTATCCAGAAGGCGAAGAAGGTTACGAGTGCAGATGAGAGGAACATGATGCGTCTCCGAGATGTAGGACTTGCTCGCCTGTCGTTTCGTCGATCTGGACAGACCAGGTGATGCCACCGTGGATGAGCGCTTCGGCAGTCGAAGCCAGCATTCCGAAGGTGCTGCAAAGGAGTGGCACGCCGGCATCCATGCCGAGTGTTTTGGCTTGCGTGACGCAATGAAAGACGTCGACATGGTACGAGCCTGAAGTGATCATGACGTCGCTCCCTTAAGGATGTAGAGCCTCGCCACCGGCTTCGCCGAGCGGCGGCGTAACAGCGTGGTGACGCGTGCGTGCGCTGCAATCGCACCGGCTTTGATCTGCGCGCGGTGGACGTAGAGGTCTTTCGCTGCGAGGACCAGGCCGACGGGGCCTGAGAACGGGGCGAACGCAAGGGCGCCGATCGCAAGAGCGATGTTGGCCGTGCTGTTGGCGATGGCGTCGATGCAGATGACCGGCACCGGCGTGCCGGCGACGAGGTCGTCGATGCGCTGCGCAGTGTCGTTCTGGCCTTTGCGGTGCATGGCCTTAATGGCGAGGTAGCCAGAACCTACGAGGTTGAGGGTGTCGAACATGGTGGTTCTCCCGGAGCGGAATGCTCAACAGCGCTAAGCCACTACCGATTTGAAAATAGATAGAAGGCATAGACCGGAGTATTTAGACTGTAGTTAACTCTCGTTCAGTTTCAACGTGTACAAACCCGAGCGCTGTAATCTGTACACGTAGGCCGGAAAATGGCTCGTGTTCTAGATGGAATTAGAACGAGCGTTTGAATCGGGTCTGAGTTTGTACACGTTGAGGGGTGCAAAACTGCGTGAAACGGCTATGTGACGCGCTAGGAACAACGTTCCTGAACGAAAACCATTTTGTACACGTGGTTTGTACACGTGAAATGGATGACTATAGACGACATTGATTTAGATCGAAGAAATGTGAAACCCATATGGGGTGCGGGATACAAGGATTGTCAATACTAGTTATCCACAGATGATTTAGTTATTCAGAAATGAAGAAACTACGTGTACAAATCTAAACCTTCGAAATCTGAGCGACCGGTCACCGCTTTTCCTCGGGTAAAGGCTGGAGTTTGTACACGCTGCAAATTTTAACAACTACAAACCGCTTGACGCGGTCTGCTGGTCGTGGTGGGGTCGGTGCCAAGGCCGTAGCACTTGGCACGCTTCGTGCTAGGAGCGAATTACTTCGTTCCAAATACCTGGCACGCTGTTTGCCGGGACTGTATGCGCTGCCACAGCGCCCTGGCACGTTGTTTGCCCGCTTTTAAATCGCTGATCGCGTTCATCGCGTCGTGGGTGCGATGGCGCATGCCCTCGTCCCAGCCTTCGAGGTACACCGGCGCGGTGTGCGCCGGTGCTCGTTTCGTCATGGCGTCGAGCCAGCCCTCGCGATAGAGGTCGGTCATGCCGCGCCCCGCAGCGCTTGACGCGTGACGCTCGGTACGCCGTGCTGCGCGCAGTACGCGATCGCGGCCTGGCGCTCGGTGGCGTTGGGCATGGTTCTAAAGCTCGCCGCGCGCCGCGCGGTGAGCTTGACGATGGTGAGGCGCAGGCGCTTGGCGTCCTGTGCCCACTCCGCGCACAGGGTGCGCAGCTGCTCGTTCTCCAGGACCAGGGCATTTATGCGCTGCTGCTTGGTGGTACGCATGGCGTTCTCCTCACGGCAGCTTGAATATGCAGACGGCGTACTTCGCGCACTCCGTGGGTACAAGCTTGGGGTCGATGCGCGTGGCATACATGCCGACAGCGATGCCTGCGATAACGACGAGCGCGATGAGTGCACGTTTCATGGTGGTTCTCCGTTGCTCAGGATTGAGCAACGCCGCTAAGCCACTACCCGAGGGGTAGTGGCTGCGGGGTGCTAGCGGTCGAAGAACCCTGCGCGGTATGCGCAGTCTTCGCGCATGCGGTACGTGGGCGCGTGGAACGCGAGCCACACCCATAGGGGGCGCAGCTTGCTGCATGCGCGTGCGCGCACAGCTTCGATCTCGCAGGCGTACGCCTCGATGTCCTCGAGCTCGATCTCTTCTTCCGAGATGGGCTCGATGCCGTAGTCTTCCATTGCGATGTAGTCGTCGCACATGTTGGTTCTCCTTACACCAGGTCCATGATCTCGTGACCGAGGTCAGACAGTGCAGCCGTAGCTACGGCCTGCACTACGAGCACAACAGCGGCGCCTGCTGCTACGCATGCAATGATCTTGGTGCTTGATGCTGAGGGCATGGCTGCCTTGGCAGTGGCAACGAAGGACGAGGTCTTGGCGCGCAGCGTGTTGAGAGTGAACATGTTGGTTCTCCTGTGTCCGGGAGTGGACACCGACAATAGGCAACTATCGCTTTCGGGCGAGGGGGTACCCCCGTATGGGACTCCGACGCATCGCTCCGGCTCTGGCGATCCGAAGTGATGTACCCGTCGTACGGTGTACTAGGGTAGAAGCCGGGCATCTCGTAGTTCCTGATTTTTGGCCACTTAATTTTCCCTCTCCAAGCATTTTGCACTTCTATACTTTATGCTTAGCCACAGAACTACGAAGCCTTACGTACCTTATTTATTTGCTTTTTAATCCCTCCGGCGTATGCTCACGGGACTGGCGGCCCCAGGGAGCCCTCATGCGCACCTACCTCTTATTTGTTTTGTTCTTAATCCCCGCCTTCGCCGCTGCGGATGGCAACGGCTGGGTGCCTTACACCGACGGCCGTGTCGGCGGCTGCGCTGTTTCCAACAACGGCGCCCTCTACGGCTGCACTCCTCAGCCGACTCCTCCGCCCGCGCCCGCCGCACCGCTTTATCCGCCCGAAGTTGTCTACGCGCCGGTGCCGGCTCCGCCCGTAAACCGACGTCCCGTCGCGGTTCATTACGCCACCCCGCCTCCGCCGCCAGTGCTCGTTCCATACGTACCCCCGGTTCCGGCTATGACGCCGGGCGTGGCCGCTGCGGTGAATGCCCAGATCGAACGCGACCTCGCAGATCCTGACGCGGCGCTACAGCGCGAGCTTGATCGCGCCAAGCGGTAAACTTCGTAACACTTTGAATTAAAATAATTTTGATACTCTGAGACTTCCCCGCTAGTCTCGGCGGCACTATGACGGTGCCGCCCATCTTCACGACGTTCCGCTTCTACCGCGGCACGACGTTTTCGACCGAGCCGATCCGGGTCAAGAACCCGGATGGGACGCCCGTCGACCTCACCGGCTGGACCGGCGTCATGAACGTGTGGCGCGAGGACGACGACCAGCTCGTCGACACGCCGCTGTTCGCCCTCACCTCCTCCCCCGCCGCTGGCCTCACCATCGACGGCCCTGCCGGCGAAGTCGTCGGCACGATCGACATCCCCGCCACCACGGTCCCCGTCGATGAAGACGGCGAGATGTGGCCGTTCAAGCTCACCCTCACCAATCCGACGCCCACGCCCGACTATGTCGAGCGGCTGGTGCAGGGTTACGTGATCGCCTCCCGATGAATGCGTGCGCACCCATTTCCTCATCCACACGTGGGCCGCGCATGCACTGGGTGGCTTCTGGGGAGTCCCTTCGTTGTACGCCCTAGAGCAGGCCACGCACGAAGACCCGCCCGTCGGCCATCAGCTGACTGCCGTCTCGCGTGCCCGCCTCGCCGCGCTCCTCGGCTGCAAGACCAGTAACCAGCGCAAGACGCTGTTCGGTGCGTACCGCCGGAACGCCGTCCCTATATTCGAGGTGGTGTGATGCTCCCCGGATACGACATCGAGATCGACCGCCCGCAGATTACATACCCGCGCCGCTCGCCCGCAGAGGAAGCGATAGCTGATGCGCGCCGCATCGCCAGCGAATGGATCGACGACCGCCTCGACGCATTGCGTGGTGACGACGCCGTCGAAGCCGAAGCGCTCCGCCGCTCGGTCGCGCTGAAAGAATCGATACCGCCGGGCTACCGCTTGACGGCCGAAGCCGCGCAGCGCCTGCGCGCGCTCGCTGCGTGTCCGAACCGGAACCATCGCCGCGCCCTCTTCGCTTCGTACCGCAAGAACCCGATCCAGACGTTTGAACGCGTCGGCAGAGCCGATGCGGAACCTCTCGGCTCCGCCCCTATTACCGAAGGACTCTGATCATGGCTCTCACTGGTTATATCGTCGTCGTCGCGCGCACCGCCGGCGACCTGAACACACAGTGCCTCGCTCTCGCCGCGTCCAGCTACATACCGCTTGGGCCCCCCGCACTCGACCTCGTCAACCAGCAGTTCGCACAGGCGATGGTGATCGGTGACGTCGCCGGCGGTCCCGGCAGCGGCACCGACTACACGCTCCCCGTCGCCGGTGTCGCGATCGGCGGCGTAAAGATCGCAGCCGCGGTCGAGGACTCGACGGTCGACGACGCCGCGGACATCGCCGACCTCGTCGCCAGTTTCAACGAGCTGCTGGCGAAGTTGCGCACCTCGGGCGCGTTGACGCCGTGACGGAGCGGGAGATGACGCCGTCCGAGTACGCTGCCCTGCACCGCGGCAAACTCGGCGCGACGAATTTTCCGTACGAGCTGAATCCAACCAACGATCCGCGCGGCGTACATCCGCTCGGCCCTTGTGTGTTCGACGAATGCCCACGCTCGCAGTGCGTGGCGAACCGCGAAAAGAACGGCTGGTGACCCAATGACCTGCGACCCGCGCATCATCGTCCAGCGGCCCCAGCGACCGTTGACGGTCGTGCGCGAGTCGCGCGGCACGGTCATCACGCGCGATCCGGCGCAAACGGTGGTCACACGCGACAATGCGCGCAGCACCGTCGTCACCCGCAGCACGCAGAACGAGCTCGTCGTACAGAAACCCGTCGTCCGTATTGTCGAGCGCGTCGAGGCGGGGCCGCAGGGTCCGCGCGGCTTCCCCGGCGGCAGCATCCCGCCGATCGAGTTCGCCTACGGCGACGCCGCCGCGATTCGCTACACGACCGAGGGGCCGGGCACGTTCACCCTCGCCCGCGTCGATGTCACTACCGTTTTCAACGGCGCGGCGCCCAGCATCCTGGTCGGCTTCGTCGGCGATACCGATGCACTGATGACCGCGACCGACAGCGACTTGCTGTTCCCGGCGGGCTTCGAGAACACACCGGACCTGCACGTCGCTGGAGCGACCGGAGTCTGGGTAGAAATTGCTCCGTCCGGATCGTCCCAGGGTGCCGGCGTCCTGTACCTCGTGTTTATGCCTGACTGACCGCGGAGCTTTGCGACAATGGCGAATCCCCTGTTTCCATCCGACCTTGGCGGCACGCTACTCAACTACCTGAAGGTCGGCTACCGCGCGGCGGCATCCCGGCTGAAGTACGTCACCGGCGGTTTCGTCATACGCAACGCGGGCGACTCAGCCGACGCAGCGTTGACGGCGAGCAAGCTCTCGGCGTCCGGCGACGACATCGAGTGGAACAGCGACGCTGCGGGCACGGGCGACGACTGGAAGCAGACGCTGAGCCGGCCCGCGACCGGCATGACGGCGGATCTGCAGCTGTTCCTGCCGCCGGTCGACGGCTCACCCGGCGATTACCTCGGCACCGACGGCGCAGGCCAGCTCGCATTCATACCGCTGCCTGGCGGATCGACGAACGTGCCCGGCGTCGACAACACGGCGCTCGCGTTCGGCAGCACCAGCACCCTGGCGATGTTCACCAAGCCCGCCAACGGGCGCCTGCCGCTGATCCTGGTCAACGTCAAGACCGCGTTCAACGGCACGAATCCGACCGTGTCGATCGGCGTTACTGGCACGTTGTCGAAGTACGCCGGCACCGACGACATCGACCTGACCACGGTCGGCATCTACGCGATCTACCCGGACGAGGACGTCACCGTCGGCACCGAGGCGATCATCGCGACCTACGCGGCGGACTCCTCGAGCGCGGGCGCGGCGATCATCGAAACGACGTACGTCGTCCCGAACTGACCGTGGCGAGTCCACTTTTTCTTGGTCTGGCAGGAACGCGAGCGCCTAGCTTCGACGTACAGCATGCGTTGACGTTGGGCGGCCAGCTCGACGTCACGTTCACTGGCGGTCAGGTCGATGACTTCTCCGACCCTGGCGTCGACGTCTGCACCGGGCTCGCGGTCACGCTGACCGCCGACACCGTTTTGACCGGTGTCGAAAGCGGATCGGCCCGTCGGCTGCTCTACATCTTCAACCGCGCGATCAACACCAACACGCTCACGCTGCTGGCGCGCTCCGGTTCGTCGTTCACGCAAAACTGGTTCAGCATCGCCGATGACGTCGATCTAGAGCCCGGCGAAGGCATCCTGTTTATGTGGGCGCCAACGTCCGGCGCTGGAAACGACGGTTATCGCGCGATCGGGCTTTATAAAGACTTCGCGTCGCTGATCGCTGCGTTCTCGGCAACGCTTGGGACGGCCGCGTTCCTTGATGTTCCTGCCGTTGGTAACGCAAGCGCTGGCGAAGTCGTGCTCGGTAGTGACGCCCGGCTCGGAGTTGGCAACCACCTCATCATCCAGCTCGGCACGGGTCCGCGCTCGACGAAGTTCGACGCATCCACGAAGCGCCGCATGGGTGGTATTTACTTCGACCCGACGCTTGCGGATTGGGGAACGTCGGGCAGTTCGACGATCACGTTCTACGCGCTGCTTGAGACGACGCACGCGTCATTCCCTGCGCAGGCCGAACTGTATCAGCAAGACGGCACAGGCAGCCCGACCATCATCGCGGCAACCGGCACGACAGCGTCGACAACGGCGGACCTTGTTTCTGTCGATGTCTCGGCGGCCTTCCGACTCACCGGCAACGCTGGCCTTTTCGTGCCGCGTTTCTGGCTCCCGACTGCTGACGGCACGCAGCAAGCGACGTGCTCTGCGGCATGGCTGGACATCGAACCGTAATGGCGCTCCCCACATTAACCAAGGCGTGGCAGCACAACGTCAACAATGCGATATCAGCGCTCGGTAGCGCGCTCGCCGATAACCGCCGCCTCCTGCGCAGCATCAAGAACGCGCTTGTTGGCTTTGGCAACAATCCATGGACCGTTCGTTATAGCTCCAGCTCCGTCGTGGCAGGAACCGCAGGAGACGGCGTCGATCGCTGGAGCGCTGATTCTGACCTCGTGTGGGCCGCCGCGGCGTCGGCGCGTTCGTGGATCGTCTTGCGGCAAACAGGAGTTGCTACCAACTATGAACTTCTGCTGTCGTGCGAGGCCGCATCCGGCACCGGCACGACTCTTATGGCCGTCATTTCATTCTCTGCCGGTTTTACAGGAGGGAGCACTACCGCGCGCCCAACAGCTACCGACGAGCAGATATTGTTGAATGGCGCCAATTGGGGCGGAGCTGCCTCGGATCAGGCTACTCGCTGGTCTGTCATGCAATCCACGGACGGCCAGTGCACGCGGATGATTCTGTGCATCGCCGGGGTGGTCACCGCCTACTGGCTGTTCGAGAAACCAGCGAACCCGTCAACGGGATGGACGAATCCGAGCGTCAGCTACATGGTCGCAGCCGCACCGACGATCGGCGCGCTCAGTGCGCAGACAAGCGTGCTCGGAAAGATGCGCAACAGTTCGACCACCGGGAACGTCGTCATAACTTGCGAGGGGAATGCGAGTTTCCAGATCCCGACTGACACCGTCTACGGCAACATCGCCAACGAGATAACTGGCGAGTGGAACATGGTCCCGCTCGGCTTCGAGTCATACACCGTTGGCGTGCGCGGAAGGCATGGGACGTTTCAAGACATGTGGATGGGGTCGACATCTATCCCGACCGGCGATGTCTATCCGAACGACGGACCGCCATCGTCTGCGCAGTTCGTCCAGTTCGGCAACCTCATTTTTCCGTGGAACGGCGGGGCGGTAAACCTGTCATGACTGCTCGCAACGGCGGTGTTCTGCTCGGTGTTGTGAGCGCCTTCGCCGGTTCCACGGAGACGCGGACGCAGCAAGCCGTGCCGGGGTTTGTTCTCAACAACGCGACCGTTATTGGCGACGCACCACCGGTCTTCAAGAACCGCGGCGACTACATCGCTGGCGGTGTTCAAGAGACGTGGATCAGCACGCCGCTGCCGTCGACGTTCCCACCCTCCGGCCACACGCTGGCGAACATCGACCACGACATTCTGGAGACCTGACTGAATGGCCGGAGTCAGCGACAAGGAACTGACCAGCTTCGGCCCCTGGTCGGCAGTGCATCTTTTTGATAATTAAAATAATTTTGAACATTTAGCGCCGTTCCGCTACGTTGACTCCCCGTGTGTTGTAACAGGGGCGCTGAATGCGCGCACGCGGGTCAGATAACGAGCAGTTTCTATCGTGGCACGTCGACCTGCGCCGCGTGCTCGCCGCGGTCATCGTCGCGCTTCCCTGCGCAGCAGCCGCTTTTTATATCGACTCCACGCAGCGGCAGATCGACGACATCAAGTCGATGGTTGTGCGCGATATGGAGTCGATCCGCACGGATATTCGCGAGCTTCGCAACCACGAGGCTCAAAGGTTGCGCCAATGAGGACAGAGCGTGGACAAAACTCCACTGGAGCAGGCCGAGGTCATTCTGAGGGAAGTCGACGAGATCCTCCTGCTACCGGCGACCGAAAGCGCGACAAAGCGGATCGGGAAATTTCGCGAGCTTGCCCAGACGCTACGCACGACGGTCGCTTACGAGCAAGGGATGCGAACGGAGTTCCAGCAGCTTATCGCGCTGGTATCTCCGCTTTTAGAAGCTATTACGCAGGACTCCCCACATGTCAGCCGTGCGATCCGTGAAATACCGGGGCTGCGAGAAGCGCGCAGGAACCTGGTCGACTATATCGAGAGAGTGAGGCCATGAGTTTTGTTCTCGGTTTCCTGTTTGGCGCGCTGGTTACGGCGTTCGTCGCACTTTGCCTCTGGCTGCGTTCGATGCCCTGCGAAACGCTGGAGCTGACGGACGAATGAGCGCTACGCCCACCGACTTGAAGACCCTCCTCTACCGCGACGAAGGCAAGGTGCGTCATGTGTACAAGGACAGCCTGGGGTTCGACACGATAGGCGCCGGGCGTTTGGTCGACAAGCGCAAAGGCGGCGGTCTTTCTGACGTCGAGATCGACTACCTGCTCGACAACGACATCGCGGCCAAGCGCGCGGAAGTGTACGCAGCGTTGCCGTGGGTCGCGCAGCTGGACGCGGTACGCGAAGCCGTCCTCCTCTCGATGGCGTTCCAGATGGGCACGGAGGGCTTGCTCGAGTTCGTGCGCACGCTCGCCGCCGTTCGCTACGGTAAATACGACGATGCCGCGGTGTTCATGCTCGAAAGCAAATGGTCCGAGCAGACGCCCGAGCGCGCCGGCCGCATGGCAGAAATGATGAAGAGCGGAGAGTGGCGGTAATGGCCGAAGAAAAGAAGATCGGGCCCGCGACCGTAGTGCTGGTCGACGATTGGCGCAACTGGAAGCGCTGGTGGTCGCTGCGCTGGACGGCGATCTCTGCGTTCGTCATCGCGCTGGCTGCCTCGTACCCGAATCTTCCAGCCGAATTAAAAGCCGCGCTGCCTACGTGGCTGCCACAAGCGATGGGATGGATAGCGCTGGTTCTCAACGGACTGTCCGGCGGGTCTCGACTCATCGCGCAAGCCCCCAAGGATGGCAACTCAACTTCCACTGAATGAGGAGTAGGCAATGAATTGGATTTTGGATCGTCTGAAAGAACCGACCACGTGGGCAGGCATCATCGCGACGCTCGCCGGCGGCTTCGGCATCATGGTGCCGGAAGAAATGTCGACCGCGATTGCGGCGGCGGGTATGGCGGTGGCAGGGTTGATCCTGATCGTCATCAAGCAGAAGAGCTCGCCGTAATGCGCGCCCTCTGCACACGTTTCGCGCCCGCGCTGACCCTGTTCTGCGTCTTCGCCGTCGCCTGCGTAGCCGGCGGCTGCGCCGGCACTGGCAAGATCGACACCCCGACCACCGTCAGCAATGCGGGTGGCGCGGCCGGCGTCACTTACGCCGTGGCAGGCAAGTACGCGAGCTACTACTTCGCGCTCGATGTCTGCGCAACGCCTCCGGTTTATCCGTGCAAGGTGATGTCGGTCAACAACAAGCTGCTCGAGGTCGACACGGCGGCGTACAACGCGGCGAAAGCCGCCAACGCGGTGGGGGCAACCCAGGTTCAGCGCGACAACGCCGCGGCGAAGCTGGCGGAGTTGAACCGAGCCAACGCAGATCCTGCAGTGAGAGCGCAGGTTGACCTGGCCAAGTCGAAAGAAGGAGGCACGCTGTGATCCAGCTCTATCTCTCCATCATCCAGGCACTCGCTACCAGCTACGGCGGCAAGGTCGGCGCGCTCGTATCTCAGCTCGTCAACACGTTCAGCACGCTGACGCTCGCCAAGGCAGACGTCGAGGCGTTTGCGAAACCGTGGATCGAATGGATCAACGCCATCATCCTCGCCAAGCGCGATCTGACGGCCGAGGAAACCGCGGCGGTGGATGCGCTGATCGACGCGGTGCACGCCAATAACCAGAGCCTCGGCACTGGCGGTGCTGGTGTTCCGCTGCCTTCGCCTCCGGGTGCTTAAGCAGCGTGGCCGAACCTAGTGGCTACGGCAGGTCAGGCCGCAGGCGTCGAACCGACGCCTGCGGCGTTTTTCAATCTGGTGTTCGGCCGCATGCAAGTGATGGTCGATGCGCTGATCGAAGATGCGGCAGCGAAGTACGGCAGCGATTTTAGGAAAGACGACGTCCGATGGCTCGAAGCAACGCCCGACGGAAGCACGACCCAGCACTGCCGACTGATTTGGCAGGAGACAGTGCTGCTGGAGCTGCATGTCTCGTTGCTGGAGATGAGATCGGGGTGCGAGGTGGAGTGGTCGCGGCTCCGGCACTAGATGCGCCGGCGACTCCGGTACTGAACGCGTCGGCGCACCTCACCAACGAGGAAGCGCAGTTTATTTACAACATCGAAATACTCGGCCTTCCGGCGAAGAAAGCCGCCGACATGGCCGGGATGTCGTACGGAAAGATGAGCGCGCCGCACATCATCCAGGCGCGCGAGCTGGCGAAGCGCGAGATGCGCGGCACGATGCAGATCACGAAAGAGGACGTCGTGTTCGGCGTCCACGACGCTATCGGCCGCGCCAAGATCATCGCCGAGCCCGCGACCGAGATCCGCGGCTGGGAAGTAATCAGCAAGCTGCTCGGCTACGACGCGCCGCAGAAAGTTGACATCAACATCCGCGAATCGATCCACGTCGCGCAGCAGCACGTCAAGTCGCTGCCGGATCACGAGCTGATCAAGATGCTCGGTGCCGGTAACGTGATCGATTGCGATTTCTACGTCGTTCCATCGAAGCCGTGACCGACGAGCTGAAAATCGCCTGCCGCGCCTGCGGAGTGGATCGTACGCTGAACGAGTACCGGCTGTTCGCGACGAAACCGCAGCAGCTTTATATGGACTTCTGTGTCCATTGCGAGAAGCGCGAAGGCACGATCACGCTGTACCGCCGTTTCCACGCCTATGCGACGAAAGCGATCGTCGACGCGGTGTTCGCCGCCGAGCGCATCGTCGAGGGGCGGCGCACGGAGGCGCAGACGCGCCTCTTGGTCAAGCCGGCCGATACGAAAGTGCCGGAGTCGAACGAAGAGATCATCCATCGTGAGCTGGCGCGCCGCGAGTTGGCGAAGCGCCGGCTGGTATTCTTCACGGTTTTGTTTCAGCCGGAGTACAAGCCGGGATGGGTGCATCAGGATATATGCCGGCGGCTGGAAAAGTTCGTCGAGCGCGTCGAGCGCGGCGAGTCGCCGCGTTTGATGATAGCTATGCCTCCGCGAAGTGGAAAATCCGTATTGGCGTCCGACATTTTCCCATCGTGGGTGCTGGGTAAGCACCCAGAGTGGGGCATCATCGGCGCGAGCTACGCGCAAAGCCTGCCGCTCGAGTTCAGCCGCAACATCCGCGATCGCATCGCCGATGAAGAGTACGCGGCGATGTTCGGCGACACGCGCTTGCGCACGGAAGGTGTTGAGGCATGGAAGACGACGAAGGGCGGCGGCTACATAGCGGCCGGCGTCGGTGTCGGCATCAACGGCAAGGGCATGCACATCGGTATCGCCGACGATCTGATCAAGGACGAAGAGCAGGCGCAGTCCGAGGTCATCCGCGAGAAAGCCTACAAGTGGTACCAGTCGGTGTTTCGCACACGCTTGGCGCCCGGCGGCGGTATCTTGCTGATCGGCACGCGCTGGCACGACGCCGACGTGCAGGGGCAAGAGCTCTCCAAAGAGGAGATGCTGCGCAAGCAAGGTGTCCCCGAGGAAGAGCTCGAACAGTGGGACGTTATCAGCTACCCCGCCGTTGCGAACGACGACGAGTGGTTGCTCAGTACCGGTGAGATATTCCCCGGCGCGCCGCCGGAGGGCGAAGTCGAAGCGCGTCTGCTGCGCAAGAAGGGTGAGGCGCTGCACCCGGAGCGGTACCCGCTGACTGAGCTGATGAAGCTCAAGCACACGCTCGGCTCGGCGCTGTGGGCCGCGCTCTACCAGCAGAACCCTACGCCGGAAGACGGCGACTTTTTCAAGAAGAGCGACTTCCGCTACCGTCTGCTGCAGCCGGAGTACCTGCCGGTGATGCGCCGCTTCATCACGTTCGACTTCGCCATTAGCAAACGGACGTCGAAGAAGGACTGGACGGTCGGCGGCGCGTTCGCTCTCTCCGACACCGACGATCTGTACCTCCTAGACGTCGTGCGCGGTCGCTGGAATTCGCAGGAAATAACCAGCGCGATCATTGGGCTGGTCGAGAAGTGGAATCCCGAGGTCTTCGCCGGCGAGCGCGGACAGATTTACGAAGCGATTTGGCCGGACCTGCGCAAGCAGCTCGACGCCAAGCGGCTGTATTTGCCGTTCGACGAGTCGCTGGTGCCGATGCAGGACAAGGAAGTGCGCGCGCGGCCGCTGCAAGGTCGCACGCAGCGCCACCGGCTCATTTTCTCGTACTCCGACGCGGTGCGGCCGGAAATATACGACGAGGTCGAGAAAGAGCTGCTGCGATTCCCGAACGGCACGCACGACGACATCGTCGACATGCTGGCTTGGGGCGCGCGGTTGTCGATGAATCTGTCGCTGCCGTCGTCGGCTGCCGCGCCGCCGAAGTTGAAGAGTTGGAAGGACGTAATCTCTGGAACGAGCAACACTACCCACATGGCCGCCTGATCATGGCAACTGACTTCGATACCGCTCGTTTCAACTACGAGAACTATAGATACGCCGTGGACAACGGGCACAGCGAGTGGCTGGTAAAGGCGCACCGTTGCTTCGAGTTTTGGCGCAGCAACCAGTGGTCGCAGGAAGACGTTTCGAAGCTGAAGAAGGCGGGTCGACCGCATCTGACGTTGAATGTGATCGAGTCGCTGGTGCGCACCATGAAAGGCGTGCAGCGCGCGCTGCGGAACGACGTGCGCTTCAGCCCGGTGTCCGGCGCGACCAGCGAAACGGCGCAGGCGCAGGACGCGCTGTGGCTGCATATTCAGAACCAGAACGCGATCGATTTCCTCGAGACGGAGGTCTACGAGCGCGGCCTCATCACCGGGCGCGGCTACTACGACGTTCGTGTGGACTACGACGACCAGCTGCAGGGCGACGTCTGCATCAGCGGCCTGCGCAGCTCCGACGTTGTGCTTGATCCGTGCTTCACCGACTACGACCCGAAAACCTGGCCGCAGGTCTACACGCGCCGGTGGACGAACCTGCTCGATGTCGAGCACATGTTCGGCAAGGACAAGGCCGAAGCGCTGAAGCACGCCAACATGCCGACGTACTTCGACTTTGAAGACTCGCTGCTGGCGAAACAGTTCGGCGCTTTGCCGCATTTCGCGCTCGGCTATACCAACGGCGAGATCGACGACAAGCTGGTCCGCGCACTGAAGATCCTCGATCGCCAGTATTACGTCCTGAAGATGAAGAACGTCTTCGTCGACACCGAGACGGGCGACACGAACGAAATCCCTGAGACGTGGGATCACAACCGCATCGCGCACGTGCTCGAAGTGACCCCAGGTCTTAGCACTATGAAGCGCAAGGTCAAGACCGTGCGCTGGACGGTGACGTGCGAGGACGTGGTCCTGCACGACGAGGATAGCCCGTACAAATGGTTCACGGTCGTGCCGTTCTTCCCGACCTGCATCGACGGGGTGACGATCGGCGCGGTGGAGAATCTGCTCGATCCGCAGATGCTCTATAACAAGGTGACGTCGCAGGAATTGCACATCATCAATACGACGGCGAACAGCGGCTGGAAGTCGAAGAAAGGCAACATCAAAAACTACACGCCGCAGGAAATGGAAGTCGCCGGGTCGATGACGGGGCTGTTCCTCGAAGTGGACGATGTCAGCCAGACGGAAAAGATCGAGCCGAACCAGGTGCCGCCGGCGCACGATCGTCTCAGTCAGAAAGCCGACACGATCATGCGTACGCTGTCCGGCGTGCCGAACGGCGCGCGTGGCTTTGCGCGCGAGGACGTATCGGGCGAAGCGATCGAGCTGAACCAGGCGGCGTCCGACGTGAATTTCGCCGGGCCGCTGTCGAACCTGCACCGCACCAAGCAGCTCCTTGCGATGCGCGTGCTCGACTGCGTGCAGACGACCTACACCGAGACCCGCGCGATCATGGTCAACCGCGGCTCGACGTACAAGCCCGAGTTCAAGACGGTGACGATCAACCAGCCAACGCCGGAAGGCACGATGCTGAACGACGTCACGAAGGGCAAGTACACGACGGTGCTGGTGCCCTCGCCCGCGCGCTCGGTCATGACCGAGGGTGAGTTCGCGCAGATGGTCATGCTCCGCGAGAAGCTGGGTATCCAGATCCCCGACGAGCTGATGATCGAGCTCTCGAACGCGCCGAACAAGGGGCAGCTGATCCAGATGCTGAAAGGCGACGCCAACGAGGCACAGCAGCGCATGCAGCAGCTCGAAGAGCAGAACGCTGCGCTCCAGCAGCAGCTCTTGCAGGCCAAGGCCACGAAGGAACAGAGCGCGGCCGACCTCAATACCGCGCGCGCCAATAAGGCGACCATCGAATCACAGACCGACCCGGATGCGGCGTACGAGCGCGTCGAGAACAACCGCATCGCTTCGGACGCGCAGCTGGAACGCGAGCGTCTGGGGCTGGAGCGCGAAAAGGTCGGCCTGCAGCGCCGTACCAGCGACCGCGACACTGCGGTCTCGCTGACCAAGATCGATTCTGAGAATTCGCGTCACATCCAGACGCTGATCGCCAAGGCGGCGCAGCCGCCAAAAACTACAAACAAAACCCCAGCAGGAGCTTCAACATGACCATCGAAAAAACCGAGATCGAACGGGAGCTCGACGAGCTGAAGACTGCTGCCGATGGCAGCGACTTCGTTCCGTCTGGCGACGCTGACGACAAGGACAAGGGTACCAGCAAGGACAAAGCCGCCGACAAATCCAAGGACAAAGCCGACGACAAGGACGCCGACGACAAGGCGCGCGACACCAAGGGCCGTTTTGCAAAAGGGGAAAAGTCCGATGACGACGCCGACGCCGCCGACGATGATGCCGATGACGCTGCCGGCAAGAAGGGAGCGGGCAAGAAAGCTGCGGGCGACAAGGGCAAGGAAGACGCCGACAAGGACGCCGAAGGCGAGGAATTAGAGAACGAGGAAGAGACGGAGGAAGAAGAGGAGGACGCCGACGACAAGGACGACAAAGGCAGCTCGAACCACCGCATCCGCACTCTTGTAGATCAGCGCAACAAAGCGCGCGAGAAGGCGGCGCTGCTCAACGCGCGCGTTACCGAGCTCGAAAAGGCACAAAAGTCGACGGCCAAGGACGACAAGGCGGTTGCCGAGGAGTTCGAAACGAAGATCGCCGGGCTCTATCAGGAGGTCGAGGAAGCGCGCGCGGACAACGACACCAAGAAGGCCGCGGCGCTGCAGCGCGAAATCGACAAGCTGAATCAGCAGGCGATCCGTGCCGAGGCGAAGGCCGACGCGCGCCAGGAAGCGTTCGCTGCGCAGCAGAACACGACATTCGACAGCATGCTCGAATTCCTCGAAGAAGCACGCCCGGTGCTGAACCCGAAGCACGAGCTGTTCGACGAGGACGTCGTCAAGGAGTTGAACTTCCAGGTCACGGCGTACGAAAAGATGGGCATGACGGGTCCGCGCGCCCTGCGCCGCGCGGCGGCGATGATCTTCGAGGTCGACCCGTTCGCCAAGCAGGCGCCGAAGGCCAAGGAAGAGAAAGACGAAAAGGCCGGTAAGAAGGACGAAAAGCCCGCAGACAAGAAAACCGACATTAAGAAAAATGTAGAAGACTCGAAGAAGATTCCGCCGAAGGGTGACCGTTCGGACAAGTCGACCGACGGCAAAAAGATCCAGGTGAAGGATCTCACCGACGAAGAATTCGACGCGCTCCCCGAGAGCAAGAAGAAAGAGCTCGGCGGAGATTACCTCTGATGCGCACCGTATCCGAAGCTAAGAAGAGCGGCGTGTTCGCTCCCTACGAAGTGCTTATTGACGACACGGTCCGATTCGATCCGACGCGGCCGCGCGAGGAAGTGCTTAGGGTCATTCCAGACGGCACCGCCAACCCGAATAAGCGGCGGCTCACGCTCACCATCGAAGCTGAAGGAACGTTCGACGATCAGCTTCAGCCTTACGTGGACCGCGTTCTGAAAGTATGGATGGCGCGCGGCGGCGGCCTCGACGGTCTCGTGGAAACCGTCAACAGCGGCTATGACTGCATAACTACGGTTCGTCTCGATGTTAGGCACGAGTTTGTTCGTGTGCATGACCTCACCGACGACCAATTTGCAGCACTGCCAGAAAGCGAAAAGAAAAAGTTAAGCGGCGACTATTTGTAGCATTTGAAATAAAGATATTCCGCGCTTGCCAACGCAGGCGCGGTGTTCTAGTGTTTGCGTATCGTCCTCGGCACGTCACGCCGAACCGCTAGCAGATCGGCTCAAAGTCTGCGTGTTACTCGCCAGTCCGAGCGTTATTCGGGCGCAAAGCACGGTGCATCCGCACCAGCCCCCTTATTCCCTCTGGCGAGGATATTTTCATGCTTACCAATTTCGCCGCGCTTTCTGACGAGGCTGTGACCACCTGGTCGCGCCGGTTCTGGAGCGAGGCCCGCAACAAGTCGTTCGTGATGCCGTTCACCGGCGATAGCGCGAACTCCATGATCCAGCGCGTCACCGAGCTGACGCTCACCAAGACCGGCAACCGCGCGGTCATCACCCTGATCAATGACGCGACCGGCGACGGCGTGGTCGGCGATAACCAGTTGAAAGGCAACGAAGAGGCTCTGAGCCAGGACGAGAACGTCATCCTGTTCGATCAGATCCGCTTCGGGCACGCCAACACGGGCCGCATGGCCGACCAGAAGTCGATCGTGCAGTTCCGTTACAACGCCAAGGACCAGGTCGGCAATCGCCATGCGCAGGTCATGGACGAGCTGGCTTTCCTCACCGCCTCGGGCGTGGCCTACACGTTCAAGACCGATGGCACGGCGCGCGTCGGCTCGCAGCTACCGCAGCTCGAGTACGCGGCCGACGTGACCGCTCCGACGGCTGCACGTCATCGCCGCTGGGATGCGACGACCGGCCTCGAAGCCGGCGACACCACGCAGGTTGCGATCGCCGACACGCCGACCTGGGCGATGCTCGTCAACGCCAAGGCGTACGCGGTCAATACGTTCCTCAAGCCGCTCCGCTCCGACGACGGCGTCGAGGTCTACAACGTCTTCATGACGCCGGACGGCATGGCGAAGCTGAAGCAGGACACGAACTTCCTCGATGCGTGGAAGCAGGCGCAGACCCGCGGTGATTCGAACCCGATCTTCAAGGGTACGCCGCACGGCGGTAAGCGCGGCATCTACATCGACGGTCTGAACATCCTCGAGTACCGGAACGTCTTCCACCCGAGCACCTGGGGCGGCGGCGCGGTACGCGGGCAGCGCATCCTGTTCATGGGCGCGCAGGCGCTCGGCTTCGCCGACCCGATGGGTATCGGCGCACCGGGCTGGGACGAGGAGAAGGACGACTACAACAACCGGTACGGCATTGCGGGTCGCAAGGTCTACGGGTTCAAGAAGCCGACCTTCTTCAACACGCACACGCAGAGCACCGAAGATTTCGGCGTTCTGTGCGTCGACACCGCCGTCTGAGGAGGACGACATGGCAAACATCGTAATTCCAGGTCGTCAGTACCCGCTCGTCGCGATCACGCCGGTCATGGGCATCGCGAACATCGGCGCCGCTGCCGGCTACGACATCAAGATTCCGCCCGGCGCATACGTCCGCGAAATCTACGCGGACACGCTGATCGTGTTCGACGGTACGACCAACACCATCACCATCACCGACGGCACGACTGTGTTCGTCAACGCTCAGGACATCAAGTCGCTCGGGCGCGAAACGACGGCGGTGGTCGGCAAGTATTACCCGGCGGGCGGCACGATCTCGGTCACCCTGGCACAGACCGGCACGGCAACGGTCGGCGCGGTCATCGCGTCGGTCATGTACGTCGGCCTGAACCGGGTCAACGAGCCGCAGGTTTCGTAACTGGGCGCGGCAGGACGCCGCTTTTGCGAGCGGCGTCCACGTTTGCCGCTCGTACTTTTTCGTCCAAGCGCGCCCGCGGAGTCGGGCGCGCATTACAAGCAGAGGTAGCCCATGCCGAACATGATTTCACTGCAGAAATTTCGCCTCGCCTCGACCAGCGGTCACGTCGTCAACTTCGAAGCGAGCATTCCCGGCCAAGAGCCGAAACCGGTTTTCGTCCATCCGGACGCAGTGCGCGAGGCAATGAACCGCGGCTGCATACCGGTCGACACCGCCGGCATTCCGGTCCAGGACGACACGTCCAAGGCCAAGGTCGAGTTCCGCGGCACGCTGCGCCAGTCGATGCTGCTGATGCTGATGCAGCGCCTCGTTACCGAGAACAACGCCAAGAATTTCGATTCCGGCGGTGCGCCACGGCTCGACATACTGAGCAAGCTCCTCGGCTTCGACATCGACCCGAAGGAACGCAAGCTGGTGTGGCAGCAGTTCCAGACGGCGTCGTCGCAGGGCGATGACCTCGTGCTGCACGAGCACGCCAAGCAGGTGCTCGACATCCTCGACGCGCAGAGCAAGTCCGACCTGTTGCTGGTCGCGAACGAGCTCGGCGTGCCGCACGAAGAGGTCGCTGGTCTTTCGTTGCGCGACCTGCGCGCGAAGCTCCTGACCCGGTACTCCGGTCTGACCAACGGATGATTTCGTGTTCACCACCGATGAGCTGAATTGCAAATTCCGTATTGAAGTCGCTGACCCTCTTGAGGGCGACGACTCCGGCACGGAGCCTGACAGCGAGAATCTGTGGAAGGACCACGAAATCTACGGGTACGCGACTGAGGCGGCGGACGCCGTCGCCCGTGACACGCAGGGGCTCTACAAACTCGTAGAGCTCCCTGTCGTCGTGGACGAGAACGTCGTCTCGCTGCCCCGCTACATCCTGCATATCCGCTTTGCGCGGCTCGTCACGGCGAACAGCCAGGTCGTCGAGTCGAACCAGGACGACATCATGACCGGCACGGTCTGCGACTACGGCGTGCAGCTGAGTGGCGGATTGCTGCGTGCACGCGGACGCCCGCGCTCTTTCGCGCGTGACCGTGAGCGCAAGGCGCTGGTGATCGCGCCGACGCCGACGCAGGCCGACACGCTGGAGCTGCAGTGCTCGGTGACGATCGCGACGCCGCTCCTGTGCGGCATGCCGCTGCCGTTCCTCGAGCTGCCCGACCAGCGGCTGATGCTCCACTTCATGAAGTACCTGGCGTACGCCAAGCAGGACGCCGACGTGCTGGATCTGGCGCGCTCCGAGTCGTTCAAGGCGCGCTACGACAGCGAAGTCGCCGAGCGTGCGGTCGAGCTGCGCAACCAGCGCCGGCGCCCGTCGCCGATCGCGATGGAGTGGTAAGTGGCTCGCCCCCGCGACGCCGACCTGATTCCGATCGGGCCTTTCCCGCGAGGCGCGAACAATCTTGCGCGCGAGGACTCGGTGCCGGCGACCGCGTTTCGCCGCGGCGTCAACGTTGATGTCTACCCCGGCACCGGCAAGGTGCGCCGGCGCAAGGGGCAGACCCAGGTCAATGAGCTGCCGACGGCGAACCTGTGGAGCGACGGCGAGTATTCGCTGTGCACTTCGCTCGACGGCATCACGCTGTACCGCTTCGACCCCGACACGAACAACCTGATCGAGCTGTACGAAGGATTGGCGCCCGACGCCGACGTCGTCTGCTGCTCGGTCAATCACCTCGTCTACGTCTCGGACGGCGTGCGCGCACAGCGCGTCGACACGTCCGATGACAGCGTGCGCCCTTGGGGTGTCCCTCGTCCGGCCGGGCAGCCAGTGTTGTCGGCCGTCGACGGGGGGCTTGCACCGGGCCGGCACCAGGTTGCGGTCACGGCGGTGACGATCGAGGGTGAAGAGAGCGGTGCTGACGTCGCGGCCGAGATCGAGCTGCCGAACGGCGGCGGTATCCGCGCCGTGATGGCGCCCGACCCTGCCCTTGCCGCGGGCCTTCGGATCAACGTCTACGTGACCAGCGCGGGCGGAGACGGCGGCTTTAAGAAGTACGGCACGTTCGCGCAGGGCTTCGACATCACGATCCAGAACCAGCGCCTTGGCCGCCCGCTCTACACGTTCGGTCTCGACGTCATGCCGGCCGGCGCGTTCGCCGGATTCGCCGGCGGCCGGCTGCTGGTCGCGATCGACAACCTGCTTTTGTGGTCGCAGCCGCAGTTCTACGGCCTTACGGATATCGAAGAGAACTACCACGCCTACGCCGGGCACATCGACATGTTCGCACCGGCGCAGCCGGGCGCGGCGATCACCGGCGTGTTCGTCGCATCCGGCAACAAAACCTATTTCCTGAACAGCCCCGACGGCGACATCAAGAAGGCATCGAACCAGATCGCGTACCACGCCGGCGCCGTGCGCGGCATGCCGACGTACGTTGATGGCGCCGCGTTCGGCATCGACGGTTTTCCAGCGCAGCCGCTGCCTATGTGGTTGGCGAAGAACGGCCAGCCGTGTGTTGGCTTGCCGACCGGCCAGGTCGTCGCGTTGACCAATGCGCGCTACCAGATGGACATCGGCGAGCGTGTGTCGATCGCGCAGCGCGAGCTCGAAGGCATCAATCAGGTCATCGTCGGCATCCGCTCGCCGGCGAGCAACAGCGTCGGCCGCTCCAGCGACGCCGCGGAAGTGACGGTGATTCGTAACGGGATCGCGATCCCATGAAGACGCCGTCGCTCCGTACCAGCATCGAGATTCCGGCGCTGAAGCCAGTGATCGTTGCGCGCTCGACGCGCGGCGTACAGGCCGCGCCGGTACGGCGCATCGAACCCGGCGTCCAGAAAAGCGATGCACGGCTTTCGAAAGCGGAGCGCCTGGAAATTTGTCATGCGTGCGAGGCGAGTAAGTCGGTTATCGGCGTGCTCGTGTGCACAAAGTGCGGTTGCATCTGCAAGTTCAAAACGGCAATTCCCGCGGAAAAGTGTCCGCTCGGCAAATGGTGAGGTAGTTATGATGAACCCCAAACTGGTGCGCGAGCTCCGCAAGGCCGTCGAGCGCAATCGCTACGAAATCACGGAAGACGGCGTCCTGTTCCCGGATTCGAAGATCGCCGGCGGCGGCATCTTCGAAACGTCGCTCAACGGCGGTCGCTGGGAGCCTGGTCTCAACATGTTGCCGATGCTCGGCCGCAACAACGCGCTCAACGCGTTCCTCGGCGGCTCCGCGTTCAGCCCCGAAGACGCCTGGTACTTCGCGCCTTTCGCGACGAACACCGCGCCGACGGACTCGCTGACCGCGGCGAACTTCACCGCGACGCAGACCGAGTTCACCAATTACGACGAGGTGACGCGCGCACTGTGGACTAACGCTGCGGCGGCGGCCGGCGTGATCTCGAACGCCGCAACCTCGGTGACGATCACGGTCGCGGGCGGTGCGCAGACGGCGATCTACGGGCTCGCGCTGATCTCGGCGTCGGCGAAGAGCGCGACGACCGGCGTGCTCGCCGCGTGCGCGCTGCTCGCTACGGCGCGAACGGGCCTCGTGGACGGCGACGTCCTCGGTCTTCGCTACTCCGTCACCCTGTCGAATGCCTGATGTATCGGCACCACTTCCCGGCTCGGATTCGCTATGAAGGCGACCCGACGTTGGCGGCGCCTTATGTAGGCGAAGCCCGCGGCCTCCTCGGCTTGCTCATGGGCGAGCTGGGTGAGGCGAACATCCGTTCGGGGAAGCGGTTCCGGCGACTGCCCGGCGTCGTCGAAATTGAGGCATCGTTCGATGGCACGGAGCCCGCGGTAACAATTCGCGTGCCGCCGGCGATCAACGGCGGCGTCATCGTCGACGTGGATCTGTGGGCGCCGCGCGGCTTCATCACGTACCCCGCGTCCGATGCGTCGGCCGATGGCTGGGGCGCACCGGTGCTTCCGAGCGACGCGATCGGTGTCGGCCCCTACGATCCGCCGAACCTCGCACCCGGTGTCGACCCGGAGCGCTGGACCGACCACGGCGCGCTCGGACAGGTGCTGCTGTCGAAAGACAAGGACGCCGGATACCCGAAGCGCCCGGCCTCGCTCGTGCCGCCGATGTATTTCCGCATCGACTACGGGCTCAAGCCGCTGAAGGCGTTCGAGCTGCGCAACGACGCGACGGACACCTGGGCGGCGTACCGCATGGAGTTCGTCGACTTCACCGCGCAGAGCCCCGACGCGCCGATCGGCGAGCAGACGTTCATCAACCTGCAGAAGCGCCTTGCGTTCGAAGCGGTCAACGATCATCGTTTCGACGCCGGCCGCGATCCGCTGCTGCTGCCGATCCGCGGTTACTACGACTCCGCGCAGGCGTCGGCGGAGATCATGTTCGCCACGCACACGCTCGGCCACTACGCGGGGACGTTCCCCGAGACGTACGCGACCTACCCCGATCGCATCGAGAAAGACGGCTTTACCAGCTATGTCGATCCCGACGAGTCGAACTCGCGCAACGAGCCTTCGGGCGGCGGTGGCGAGAACGCGGCGGCGAACGCGGTGTCCTCGACGATCATCGGCGTCGACCCGAACGGATCGAACATCTACGACTTCGTGCCCGGTTCGGATATCTCCGCGGCCGAGGCATACGCCGCGTGGATCGCATCCCCGGAGCATCTGGCGAACATCGAGTCGACGGTCTACGACAAGGCGTTCACCTCGACGTTCCTCGGCTTCAAGCACCCGGTCGCCGTGCAGGAGTTCGTCCACCGCACGCAGTGGATTCAGTGCGGCAACCGGCAGTGGATTTCCAGCGAGCCGGAGATTCCGATCCTTTCGTTCTTCGGCTTCGCGTCGGTGAACCTCTGCTGGGAGACCTGGCCGGCGACGTTCAACAACACCGACCCGGCGATCCCGCCCGTCGATCCACTGACCATGCTCACGGATCTGCGCGATGCGAGCGATGAGCTCTTCTGGTTGCGCTACCGCTACGCCGACGAGGCCGCGAACAACAACGAGTTCGACTACCGCAACGCCGGCGTCCCGGCGCTCGACGGCCGGATCTTCTGCCGTGGGCGTGCGATCGGCGTCGTGCCGAACGGCGGCTGGGTATGGGCTGCGGCGGTGCGCAAATACGAAGCGACGACGCTGACGCCGGCGACCTACCGCCTGATCGCGCTCGTCCATCACGAGGACGATCAGCCGTCGAATCAGAAGATCAACGGCATGACGCGGTATCTGCGCGTGTGGTGGTGCGACATTCCGCTGGAGAGCGGCATTCCGTTCAATCCGCAGTCGACGATCCGCGGTGTGTACGGCGACGAGGACGAAGGCTTTCCGTGGGACGTGGTCAACAGTCCTTACTCGTGGCGCGGCGGCGAGCTGGTCGACGTCGCCACCGAGAGTACGCAGAACCACCTCAAGTACGCATCGCAGTGGACGTTCAACGCCGCGGCGACCAAAGCCGTGTGCCTGCGCGACTTCGGCGAGTACGACGACTACGTCGACCTGTACCGCAGCGCGAGCGAGGTATCGGTGTTCGTCACCAACGGCACCTACGCGCGCGCGCTGGAGCTCGAGCTGGTGGCCTCGGCCGCCGGCGACGACATCGTGCCGGACCTGACGTTCTTCGCCCAGCCGGATGGTGTCACGCCGCAGAACATCGACGTCGGCGACGCGAGCGGCGACTGGCTGGTCGTGACCGCGCCGATCGCGGCCGGCTACGACGCGGACGACAACCTGTCGTACTGCCACGTCACCTATCTGCTGAATCCGTTCAACGTCAGTCCGAACACGCCCTCGACCTACTACTCGGCGTTTTCGTTCAACGGGAATTACCACTATGCCCCCGGCACTTACGCGGTCGGCACTCGCTTCAGTTGTGCTGTTGCTCGCGAGGACACCGATCGCCTTCCCTACGTCTTCATGCCCTCGGTGCTCGACGTCAAGGACCAGGCCGTCGCCTGCTTCGGCGTCGTCCAGTTCTTCGAGTTCAACGGAACCTTCACCACCGCCAACTCCGAGTTCGCCTGCTGGTACAACAACGCCGCGGACACCGTAGCGAAGGTGCTGGTCTACCGCGGCGGCGATCTGCTCTCCGAGCGCGGTTTTTCGAATCCGGACGGCACGGTCTTCAGTCTCTTCGCTTTCTGCTACCAGACGGCGCCGGCGCCGACACCGGCCGCGTACTGGATCGGTACGCAGTTGGAACTCTCCCAAAACGCGGTGATGGTGCCGAGCTACGCGCGCACGCGCGAGGACTGGCTGGCGTCCTACATCGTGCAGCCGCAAGAGTCCACGCGCTACCGGGTGACGTCACCGAGCTCGGACTGCGAGGTGTACGTCGATCTCGACTGGTCGTGCGTACCGACGCCCGGCTCGGCTCTGACCACGCTGCTCGAAGGCGACGCCGAGTGTCGCGGCGGCTGGATGCAGGCGTCGTTCGCCGACGAGGACTCGCTCATCAGCATGCTTCGAATTCCCGGCGAGAAGCCGCGCACCTTGTACGCGAGGGCCGTATGACGCTTCAAGTCTCCACCGAAACCAAGGTCGCGGTCATCGCTGCGCTGAAAGAGGTGTTCGACGGCGGCGTGATCCGGATCTTCACCGGCTCGCCGCCCGACACGGCCGACGACGCCGAGATCGGCACGCTGCTCGGCGTCATCACGAAAAACGGTGCCGCCGGCGTCGGCCTCGACTTCGTTGCGCAGGGTCCGTACCTGATCAAAGACCTTTTCGACTCGTGGATGCTCACCGCGGATGTGACCGGATCGATGGGCTGGTGGCGCCTGGTGAAAGACCCGGCCGACACCGGCAGCCAGTCGTTCAACGCCGCGCGCATCGACGGAACCATCAGCACCGACCCCGGCAGCGGGGCCGAATTCATCGTCGACGCACTGGGGGTTACGGCGGGACTCCAGTACTCGATCGATGCCTTTACCTACACCATCCCGCCCGTCGTAGGAGCATAACCATGCCTTTCGCCATCCTCACGCAGAGCATCCCGAACGCCATGATGGTGACGGGCTCGCTGCGCTCTCTGATCAACAACTACAAGATCCGGATCTTCTCCGGCCCGGTTCCCGCCACCGCCGAAGAGGCGATCGACGGTTCGTCCGACCTCCTGGTCTCGATGACCAAGGACGGCGACGGCTCGACGAACCTCACCTGGCAGGCGACGTCGACCAACGGCGTGCTGCGCAAGACGACGGCGGATGTCGCCAGCGGCGAGATCGATACCACCGGCACGGCGACGTTTTTCCGCGTCTGCATCGGCAGCGACGACGGCACCGGCGCCGCCGGCGGCTCGGATCATCGCGTGCAGGGCACGATCGGCGACGACATGACGTACGACATGTTCCTCACCGACCCGTCGCTGGTCGCCACGGAAGACCTGACGCTGACCGACATTCAGCTGAACCTGCCGACCGTCCAGCAGTAATCCGATGACCTGCTTCTGGCAAGACTTCGCGAATTGCCACGAAGAGTGTGCAGCGGATGACTGCGGGACGGCGTTCGTCGGCGCGGAGGTCTACGCGTTCGGCACGGGCCGCTCCGAGCCGGCAGACTTCGGCACGTTCGGTTTCGCCGAAGGCGGCGGTGAAGCGCTGATCCTCGATTTCACCGAGCTTGGTGGAGCGAGCTTCGCGACGATCCGAAGCGGCGTAGCGAAGACGCCTACGGCAGAGTGCGACAACGGCTGCTGCCTGTTGGTCGGAGGCAGCACCGGCGTGCCGCCGGATTACGACTTCGACAGCGACCCGGATTTCGACACGGCGTACTTCGCTATCGGCGAGCTGGAGATGGCGCCGGTTGACGGCGAGCCGAACAAGTTCGTGATCCCGCTGGTCGATCTTTTCATCGACATCGACGCGGCCCCGATGGGCGGCATGGTGTCGATCAACGTCGAAACGAATACGGGCATGTTCTGCGACATCCGGGCTACCTTGGAGTATTGCCACTAATGCTCGTCAAGAACACCACGCTCGTGTTCGTACCCGGTGTGCCCGAGATCGAAGGGCAGCCGGCGTCGCACTCGTGCCCGCCCGAGCCACCGCCGGGCGGTCTGCCGGGTGGTGGCGGCTCGTCCGGCGGCGGCTGCACGCCGGGCGCCGGTCAGTGCTGCATCGTCATCATCGTGCCCGGCGGTCCGCCGCCGGACTTCACCCATCCTGAGCAGTACTGCTACTGATGAGCTGCGTAACGAACCCCAGCACAGGTTGCGTCGACTGCCCGGCGATCCCGCACGTGCCGGGCATTCCGGCGCACATCGAGCGCACGGCGATCGTCGGCTGGAACGCCGGCGCGAACTCGATCGTCGCGCTGGGCGGCAGCTTCCACACTCTTTTCAGCACGGAGCCGAACCCCGCCGGCATCGGCATCGGCTTCAAGGGCACGCGCGTGCTGCAGACGCAGCCGGAGTTGATCGAGCACGGGTTCCTGATCCAGTCGACGGTGTTCGGCACGGCGTACTTCTGCGTGATCGAGAACGGCACGCGCCGGACGCCGGAGCAACAGGTGCCGTCGGGCGCGCTGTTCGAAGTGCGCCGGGTCGGCGCCCGCGTGTCGTACTTCGTCACCGGCAGCGCCGGTCTCGCCTTTTCGTACCAGTCCGCGGCGCGGTCTTCTAGTGCGAAGGTCGTCAACGCGTGTCTCTACCTATCGGGAGACACCGTGCGATGAGCGAGATTATCTTCGAGACATTCACCAGCGGCCAGGAGGTCGGCGCCGCTGATAGCGCGCTGCCGCTGGTCAAGGCGCGCGCGCTCGATGCCGAGAACGTCGTCTTCAGTCAGCTGCCGCGTATCGGCTGCGTGGCGTCCGGCATCGTCACGAAGAAAGGCGCCATCGCATCGACGTTGCCGCCGATGCAGCTGTTCGCTTCGGGCTCGCACAACACCGCGTTCACCCAGCTGCCGAATGTGCAGGCGTACGCGCGTAACGCGGGCTTCGACGTTGGTCTGAATATCGGCTTCACCAATCTGCCGACGATCCAGCTGGCAGCGAGCGGCTACAAGACGATCAAGGGCGAAGTCAACACGACGCTGCCGCTGATGCGCGCGTTCGCGAGCGACGCCGAGAATGTCGTCGCCAGCCAGCTGCCACGCATCACGCTGCTGTCCTACGAGGCGTTCGAGTACGACCGCTTCTTCTCGATCCTGCAGTCGACGGGCTACGCCTACGCGACGATGGGACCGGCGAGTCTGCCGCCGCTGATTATCGAGGACAGCTTCCTCGCCAGCGACGTCGCCGAGGATCTGCTCACCATCAGCATCGGCGAGCGGCTGGTCGCCGTTGCCGCGATCTCGGCCGGGCTCAACAGCCTGTGCTTCATCGCCGACGAGGTGAGCGCCAGCGACTTCGGCCTCGGCATCTACCAGCTGATCGCCGCGTCGCAGGCCGAGGTCGAGGACGACCCTGAGGCCGTTTTCAACCAGCTGCTCGCGATCGCCGATGCGGTGTTCGCGTCCGGCGTCGCCGGCACGCAGTTCACCAATGCGCTGCTCTACGTCGCCCTGGTTGCCGAGCTCGGCGACCGCGCGGACCTCGCTATCACGCTCAGCGTCGAGGACACCCTCGAAGCGCTGGACGACGCCGCGATCGCGCGCATCGCGCTGATGGTGCAGGTGCTGGACGCGATGGTCGCGAGCGACGAAGCGGGCATACAGCTCCGGCTTGTCGCGCTGGTCGACGACAGCGTCGAGGCATTGGACGACACCGGCACGCAGCTGACCGCGCTGCTCGACGCGCTCGATACCGGGCTCGTCACCGGCCGTATCAAGGTCGGCGGCGACACCTACTCGGTCTACGCGATGACGCTGCTCGGCCAGGCGCCGAGCGAATATACCAATTTCAATTTCAATTCCTACGCGACGATCCGTGGCCGCCTGTACGGCGCCAGCGAGGCGGGGCTGTTCCTTTGCGAAGGCACGGACGACGACGGCGCCGAGATCAGCGCGAGCGTGCGCAAAGGACTCAACGCGCTCGGCACGCAGCTGAAGAAAGCAGTGCCCTACGCGTACATCGGCTACACGTCCGACGGACGGCTGGCGCTGAAAGTGACCACGACCGACGCCGGCACGAAACGTGTGAACTGCTACGCCGTAAACGCCATTTCGCGTGATGCGACCGCAGACAACCGATTCCAGATCAGCAAGAATCTGCACTCGGTATATTGGGATTTCGAGCTGGTGAATATCGACGGCGCGGATTTCGAACTCGACGTTATCAAGGTTTGGCGCATGGCGCTGAACCGGAGGAAGTGACATGGCAGACGGCGTATTCAGCTGCGGCGTAACCCCACTGGGTACCGCTCCGCAGATATTCAGCCAGATCACCACGATGAACAATCGGGTGGACGACACGCTGCGCGCGACGCTCGAGATGGCCGAGCAGCTGGCGACCTATCAGATTGCCAACGTGTCGTTCCACATCGACCCGACGCCGATCCAGGGCTACGGCATCCGCGAGACCGACGGCGAAGTCGAGTTCAACGAGGTGGTATTCGACGATCCGGGCTCGATCCCGACGATCGGCGCGGTGACGATCACGACGCCGGCGCTGCCGGACGATGCGCCGACGGCGCCGGGCGATGCACCGAATCCGGTGCTGCCGCCGTCGATCGCGGCCTATCACCCGTCGTTCGGTCCGGCGTACGCGCCCCTGTTCGACCCGGCACCGACCTACGGCGACCTGACCGGTGGCATCCCGTTCCCGGACTTGCGCGAGATCGTGCTGCCCGATCCGCCGGACGTCGACTTCGGCATTCCGTTCACCGCGACGCCGCCCGTGTTCGACGCGACGCCGCCGGACGCGGCCGACTTCAATTACACCGAGCAGGCGTACAACCCGCTGCTGATCAACGAGATCAAGACGGTCCTGCAGGCGATGTACGCCGGCACGACGGGCCTGCCGCTTGTGGTCGAGAACGCGATCTGGGCGCGCGAGGCAGAGCGTGAAGCCGAGGCCGCCGCCGCGGCGACGGAAGACGCGTTCGACGAGATGGCGCTGCGCGGCTTCGAGATTCCGTCGGGCGTGCTCAACGCCAAGCTCGCAACAATCCGCCAGAACACGCAGAACAAGAAGGCGTCGCTCGGCCGCGACGTCATGATCAAGGTCCACGAGACGATAATTGACCAGCTGAAGTTCGGCATCCAGCAGGGCATTGCGCTGGAAAACGTGTGGGCGAACCTCTACAACGAGATCCAGAACCGCCGCCTACAGGCCGCGCAGGTCGCCGTCAACATCGCGATCGCGGTGTACAACGCGCTGGTTGCGCAGTACCAGGCCGCCGGCGCGGTGTACCAGGTCGAGGCCGAGGTCTACAAGACGCGCATCCAAGCCGAGCTTGCCAAGCTGCAGGCTTATTCGGAAGAAATCAAAGCGCAACAGCTGATCGGCGAGCTCAACGAGCAGGACGTGCGCATCTACTCGGCGCGGCTCGAAGCGGTGAAGACGAACGTCTCTGTTTATCTGGCCCAGATCCAGGCGTACTCCGAGAAGGCCGGCGTCGAGAAGATCAAGCTCGACGCCTACCGTACGACGATCGACGTCGAGCAGGTCAAGCTGCAGGCGAACCAGATTGAGCTCAACGTGTGGAACGGTGAGCTACAGGGCCAGGGGCTGATCCAGCAGGCGTTCCAGACGCGCGCGCAGACCTACGCGACGAACGTCGGCGCGTGGAAGACGAAGTACGAGGCGCAGATCGACCGGCAGCGCGGCGAGATCGCGGCGTTGCAGGCGGAGACCGCGCGCTACGTGGCGCGGCTCGAAGGGATCAGCACGCTCGTCAACTACCAGACGGCGAAGGGGCAGGCGCTGGTCGCCGACAACACCTCGCGCGTGCAGCGGCTGACCGCGCAGGTCGCGGCGGACTCGGCGTTCAACTCGGCGCTCGGCGAGAAGATCCGTGCGCTGAATGCGGCGAACGCGCAGAACACCGAGATCGCGCTGAAGAACGGCGAAATCAACGCACAGAACTACCTGTCGGTGCGCCAGACGCTGGAGCACGCGATCGCAACGGCGACGCAAGTCATGGCGCAGCTGACCGCCTCGTTCGCATCGAGCGTCAACATGAATGCCTCGGCTAGCGACGCGACGGCATTCCAGCAGTCGTGTTCGTACAGCACTTCGCAGACGATCGGCTGATGAATAAGGTTGAAGCAAATGTTTATGCCGCTCGTCGTCTCATCAACGAGAAGCGCGCCAAGCAATTAAAAGAAACTATTGCAAAACGTAACCCGGAGCGGTCGAAGCGTATAATGCCGATCCGCGTGACACGAGGACTTGCACGTGGCCCTTGAAGACTTCGATTTTAGCAGCGGCATTCGCCGGCGTCGCAATGCCGTCGAGCCCGACCCTTTCAGTGCCGCCGCCCGATTCCCGACGCTCGTCGAGCGCGATAAACAGGCGCTGCAGACTGCCGGTGCGGATATCCGCGGCGCGGAGCTTGGTGGTCCGAACTCGATCGCCGGCCGCTTCAATCCGCTCAGCGGTGGCTCTATCTTCTCGCGCCAGTCCCCCGGTGCGTTCGACACGCTGCGCGATCAGCAGCGCCAGGCCGACCCTTCGAACAACTTCTACAACGGCGGCGGGATGGAACGGCGCGGCGGCGCAGCGGCGTCGCAAACGTTGACGCCCGCAGCACCGGTAGACGATGCGCGTACTCGATACGCCGCCGATACCGGCTACAAGCCCGACGGCTCATTCGCGCAGCAGACGTTCAACTCGGCGACCAACACGTTCAACGACGCGGTCGATATCGACCCATTGACCGGCATGCCGCGCAAGCGTAACCCCCTCGAACCAGTGTGACCTGATATGGCGACCGACCCGTACATCCCCGACGACATCAAAAAGCGTGCACGCGCCGGCGTCCGCTCCGGCGCATGGGGTTCTGCGTCCGGCATGGCGACGCCGAGCTTCAGCGTTGGCGATCCTTTCGCTAGCAGCATGCCGCCCCGCAGTGGCGTCGCTTCTACCGCGCCGATGGTTGCTCCTCCCTCAATGGCCGACGGGGTGCGCAGCGCCGTGCGGGATACCGGGCAAGCGGTACTCGGTTTTGCTAGCGGTGATTTCCTGCCTCAGCGATCTACCGTCGACGCAGGACCGCCTGTTGCACGAGCGGACAATATCGCGCCTACGCGCGACGCTATAAATGCTGGCCCGCCGCGCGAGAACTTCCGCACCGCTGCCGGAGGCACGAAGACAGACACGATACCCTTGCCGGCCGGCGTGCGGCGTTATCAGTCGGACGGTTACGCCGGTACGCCAGGTACGAACGACGTTATTTACGAAGGCCGCGGCGCGCACGGCGAGCGCTCGTTCTCGAACAATCAGTTCGCGCGCACGCTGACCGGCCGCGGCGCTGGCGTCAATCCCGGCCTCGATGCGCTGGCGGAAAGTCGCGGCAGAGAGATCGGCGGCTACGTCGACGCGCAGCGGCAACGGGCGGATGCCGAGGCCAGTAACGCTGCGGTTGCACCGAAGAACGCGGCTGAGTACACCGACCGGGTCAAGACGCTCGCGGACCTGCGCAACTCCGGTCGCGCCGCCGACGACAAGCACACGTCCGACGTGCTCGCCGCAGCCGGGCAAGCCGGTACGAACATCAACAACGATCCGGGCACGAAGGTGGCCGAGGGCGTGCGCGAAGCTGCGCTGAAAAGCGGCGACACGCCGGAGAAGGCGATGGAACGTGGTCAGCTCGCATCAGCGAAACGCGCGCTGGATGCCGGGCAGAATCCTGATAGCCCGTCGTTGACGCCGGATGAGCGCGCCGGGTACACGCAGGTACGCCGCACGCTGGCCGACTGGATCAATCGCGGCAACGCGACAGGCGCCGGCGCGATTCCGTTCAACAAGGAAGGTATGGTGGTCGACCCCGACGCCATCGACGCCGGCGAGTACGACATCAGCGCCGACTGGAAAGGCCAGAGCTTCCTCAAAGGCCCGCCCGGCAAGGACGGCGTGCGCCGTCAGGTGTTCCTCGATCCTGAAGCGGCTGCGCAGCTCTCGCCGTTCGTCACACGCGGTCAGCGCAAGAAGCCGCTCGTCTCCGAACGCCGCTGATGGCTACGGTCGATGAGGATCTGATCTCCGCGCTGCGCCGGCCGACGGGGTACGCTCCGCCGCTCGACGAAAGCGTCGCGCTCGCTCGTCGCACTCCGGTCGAGATAACCCCCGACGTCCGCGGCGCCGCGGTTCAGGACTTGACCAGCGAGTCCGGCCGCGCGCTCCGCGCAGGTCTCCAGCGCTTCGGCGCAGTCCCCTCCGCGCTCTACGGCGCCGGTGCGAACCTCGTCTCGCCCGGTGCTGGCGACGAAGCGCTGGAGACCGCGATCGGCCTGCAGCGCCGCGCGGCCGAGGGCGGGCCTGCGATCCAGTCCATAGCCGACGTTCACGGCGTAGGCGACGCGCTCGCGCTCGGCCGGAACCAAGCGCTGATGGCGCTGCCTGACGTCGTGACGACGCTCGCCGGCGGCGGTATCGGCGGAGCCGCCGTCAAGGGGCTGGCGCGCCGTGGCGCGACCCGCGCGGCCGAGGAAGCTGCCACGCGCGCCGTCGCGCGCCGCGGCGCCGTGGAAGCGACGGAAGACAGCATCAAGGCGCAGGGCGCGGACGCCGCGCGCCGCGCTGCCACCGCAGACGCCATCGAGACTGCCACGGCCCGCCGCGTGCCGGCGTACACCGCGGCGGCGGACGCGGCCAGCGAGGGTGCAGTAACCGTAGGGCGCGCGCTCGGCACCGTTGCCGGGCAGTACCCGTCGATCGTCGCTACCAGCGCCGAGGGCGCGCCGGACGCCGAAGGGAACCTCGTGGGCGGCCTCAAAGGCGCCAGCGCCGAGGAGACGGCGAAGATCCTGCTGGGCGACATCGGCGCGAGCGCGATCGGCGCGCTGCCGGAGTTCCGCCTGCTCGGCCGCATCGGCGGCACGGCGGCGACCGAAGCGATTGCGAAGAACGCGCAGGCGATCCTGCCGCGCGTGGCGAAAGAGGCCGGCGTGCAGGGTGCGCTCGGCGCTGGCACGGGTCTTGCCCAGACCGCCGCCCAGTTCGCCGCGCACAAGTGGGTGAACGACAACGTCGACCTGCTCTCCCCGGCCGCGTTCCAGTCGTACCTCGATACGGCGATCGCCGGCGGCACGCTCGGCGGCGCACTCGGTGGCGGCGTCGAAGGCATCGCCGCGCTCGGCGCACGTACCCGCGCCGACGGCACGCCGAACCCGCAGTACGACGAGCTGAAGACGCGCATCCGCGAGAATCTGGCCTCGTTCGCGAAGAAAAAGGACGAGGCATTCGCCAAGGCGCGCAGCGCCTTCGGCACGAAGGAAGGTGAGCCCGTAGCGCCCGAGGGCGCGCCGGTCGGCGCCGGCCCGGCGGCGACGCCGACCGAGAGAGCGCAGGCATTCGGCACTGATCTCGGCGAAGGCGCGTACAAGGTCCACAAGGCCGCCGTCGACATCTTCAGCAAGCTCAACCAGCACCTCAGCACCGACGAGGGCCGCGCTGCAGCGTCCGGTGCGTTCGCCGACGCAGTCGACAGCCTGAAGACCCGGTTCGACACCGCGCCGTTCCAGGCTGGCGTCGAGGCGACACTGAAGAGCTACCGCGATGCCCTCGCCCGCGCCAAGACACCGGAGGGCCAGGCCGACGTCCAGAAGGCGTACGGCAAGGTGCTCGAAGACCACATCACCGACGCTGCGCCCGACGCGCGCGCCTCGTTCGACGACCACCTGAACCGGCTTGCCGACAACGACGCACTCGATGACAGGGCGAGCAGTGCCGTCGACCAGATGTCGCAGCGGTTCGAGTCGGGCGCGCTGGATGCAGATGGCAATGTGACGCGCCCGGAGCTTCCTGTTCAGCAGCGCGTCTCAGGGCTTGAGACGCCGCTCCAGAACCTTATTGCCGGCACGCTGCCCGACGACAGCCCGTTGCGCCTGAATCGCAACGCGATGCAGCAGGCCGCGTCGGCTGCAGAGAAGTGGTTCCTCGGCAAATCCGACGACATGACGGCGGCCGACTTCGACGCGATGCACTGGGTCGAGACGGTCCACCCGGAGCTTGCGACGCAGTGGGAAGCAATGGGTCCGCGCTTCGCCGAGCTGCAGCGCGGCACCGACAAGGCGACGGCCGCCGACGAGTCCGCGCGCCCCGACAACACGGCGATGGCCGGCGAGCTGCAGCGCGCGCTCGATGCGCGCCAAGCCGGCGAAGGCGACTTCATACCCGGCGTCAACGAGAAGACCACCGCCGAGATGCCGACCAAGACACTCGGCGAGCGCATCACGCAGGCCGAGGTCGGCTCACCGGAGCACGCGGCGGCGCAGGGCGAGCTCCGCGCGCGGATATACCGCGAGGGCGGCTATAAGGGCGAGCCGCTGACTGAGAATCTGTCGTCGCAGAAAGCGCGCGACCTGTGGGCGGCGAAAGACCCGACGAAGAATGCCAACACGATCGGCATCGGCACGAAGGACGTTGCGACGAAGGACGGCCGCACGATCCAGCGCCGGCAGGCGCTCCAACTCGACAACCTCATCAGCAAGAAGCTCGCCGAGGAGCCGGGTATCGGCCCGAAGGCCGCGCTCGCCCAGGTGCTGGGCGACCTGCACCTGGCCGGGATCAAGGTCGACCCGGATACGATCACGCCCGGCGTTTTCTATTCCGAAGCTGGCGGCGAGAAGTTCCGCCTGTCGCCGCGCGAAGCGGCGACGATGCGTACCGCCCTCGCCGGCACCGACAAGACCACGATCACCCGCGAGGCTGCTGCGGTCGGCGCGAAGGTGCCACCGCTGAAAGTCCCGCCGCGCGAACGGAACGTCGCCCAGCGCGATCGGCCTGCGAAAGTCGAAGAGATGAAAGGCGACGCCGACAACCAGATCGCCGGGCCTGAGCTGGTGCCGCGCAAGGCCCCGCCGCTGACGCAGAGCGGTGTCGCGGACGTCCGGCTGAAGCCGTCGCCGTACGAGGGCATCGTCAACCGCGTGCGCAAGGCGTTCGGCCAGGTCGGCAAGGACGCGGAGGGCAAGCCAGTCCGTATTCGTTTGGGCGAAGGCAATGCGGAGCAGTCGCGGATCGCGCACGAGGCCGGCGTCGAGATCGGCACCGCCGAGCTTGCCAAACAGCGCGACGCTGGCACGATCAACGAGCGCCGCTACGCCGCCGAGGTACGCCGGCTCGAAGACCCGGAGACGGGCGCAGCGCGCAAGGCTCTGCGCGACGCCGCCGACGGCAAGTTCGACACCGGCAAGGCCCGCGAGACGGCGCCCGAGGATGCGACGCCGATCGACCGTACCACGCTGCGCAACGAAGCGGACGACGCGCTCACCACCGCGTACTCGCGCCTCACCGGCGAGTCGAAGCTGCCGCCGAAAGCTGCGCTCGAGGCGAAGGTCAAGGAGCTGGGCGAGCGTAGCAAGTTGACGGATAAAGAGCGCACGTTTCTTTCCGCGGCGCGCGACGCCGGATTGGTCAAAGGCGCGGAGAGGACGCCTACCGGTCTGCGCAACCGCGACGCGCAGAACAAGCGCGACCTCACGCGCACGCCGGAGGAAACGGAAGCGGACGCCAAAGCGCTCGCGAAGCAGCAGAAGCTGACCATGCCGAAAGGTGCGGGGCTGTCGGCGAAATCCGAGCAGAGCGCCGCCACCCCCGGCGCCGGCAAGGCGCACGACGCGACGCTGCAAACAAAGGCCGCGCTGGCGAACGAAGTGCGTGGCAAGCGCGTGGCGGACGACAAGCTGGTTGACCAGTCGACCCGTCTTGCCGACGACGAAGGCATTCTTAAGAAGCTGGACGAGTCGGTCGCCGCGGAGAATGCGCACGACCTAAAAGCGGAAGCGCGCGCGCTGAACGCTGTGCTCGACAAGATGGGTATCAAGGAGCGAGTGCGCGTAGGTGCGCACGCGACGAAAAAGCGCGGTGGTGGTTACATTCCCGGCACAGGCGAAATACTCGTCGGTGCGGAACTCAAAGGCGCTGAGCGCATGGAGGTGCTGGCGCACGAGCTTGGACATCACATCATACGCACCGAGCTGGCGCGCGCGATGGACGTCGATGCTAAGTCTATCCAAGACCTCTCGATGCACCAGGTCTTCGAGAAGATGGCCGTGCACCAGCCCGAGCTGCACGCGGCAATCAACGCCGATTTCGAGGCGTGGCGCGACGCGCATAGCGATCTCTCCGCGGATTACAACGCAGCCTACGCGTCGAAAAAAGCAGTGCACCGGGCGGAAAACGCGACGCGCCTTACCGACAACCCGACGCTGCGCGACGCCATCCGTACGCGCCCGGAGATGGTCGACTACCTGCACAGTTTCGAGGAATACGTCGCCGACCAGATCAGCCGCGCGCTCACCCACAGCGAAGCGAAGACACCGGTCGCGAAGTTCTTCAAAGGCATCGCCGACAAGCTCAAGCTCGCCTACGAAACGCTGTTCCAAGGCAAAGGCGGCAGCGACTACGCGCCGGCGCCGAGCGTCGAGAAGTGGGTGCAGCAGCTCTTCGACCGCACGACGCTCGACGTCAGCCAGGCGCTCGGTGAATCGACGCCCGGCCCTGTCGCCAAGACGGTGACGGAGGCCGCGCTCCACGCCGCTGCCGCGGCGCTGCCGCCCACGGGCGGCGCTCCGCCGCCTCCCGGCGGCGCAGGCCGTGGCGCGAGCCCTACGCTGCCGCCGCAGGGGCTGAAAGCGCTGGTCAAGTTCATCCGCTACCGGCTGCCCGGCGATAGTCGCCAGGTGCTCGACCAGGTGCTCAGCCGCGGCAAGGCGCTCCGCGCGCTCAACGAGATTTACAAGGACCAGCCCGGCGCGCTGAAAGCCATGCGCGACCCGGAGCACGGGCTCGAGGCGCGGATAGCCTACGCGTACCTCGCGCAGCAACGCGGCGACTTCACGTCCGGCCCGCGCAGCACCTCGGTGCTGCGCACGCTGGGCGACGACCTCCTTTCGATCGCGAGCCTATCCGGCAAGGGCGCGCTCGCCGAGCGCATATTCAACGACATCGCGAACGGCCGGATCGAGACGATGCGCGCCGCCGGGCGCACCTACGACGTCGCCGCCCGCGAGGCCGCGTACCGCGGCCAGGCGCAGGCTGTGTACAACAAGGCCGTGGACACGTACCAGCGCGTCCGCGCGCCGCTCGGCAAGGCGTTCGACTCCTCGATCGCGCGCATGCGCGACACCGGCGTGCCGGCGATCCGGCGCATCGGCGCGCAGCTCCAGCGCCACACCGGCGAAGCTGGCGAAGATCCGGGCCTCTTGCCGGCCGTGACGCACGTCACCGACCGGTTCATGCGTGCCGCGGGCAAGGCGCTGGAAGGCTTGAGTGAGCGCGAGACGCTGCACGCGTTGAACGCGCTCCAGCGCCAGGACACGGCCGCGCACTACAACGGGAACGTCGACACGGCAGTCGCGGTGACGCGAAAGCTGTTCGACGAGTTCCACGCCTATGCGCGCGGCGCCGGTATGGATATCGGCAAGATCGAGAACTATTTTCCTGTGCTGCTGGATCTGAAAACGCCGGCCGACACAGCGCGACTCAGCACCCTGCTCTCGCAGCCGAAGTTCGAAACAGCGATCCGCGAGGTCATGGGCCAGTGGGAAGGGCCGACGTCCTCGCGCCGCGCGCCATCCGAGGCGCCGATCGGTGAGCTGGTACAGCGCTTGGTCGAAGCCGGCCAGGGCATGTCGCCGCAGGCGCGCACCGACTTTGGCGGCGGCTCACCGCCCGAGTTCCGCGCCGCGAACTACCGGCTGATGAACTTCATCTACAAGCTCGGCGACGAGGCGGACAAGAAGACGTTCGCGTCTCTGCAAAGCAAGAGCCCGGCCGACATCTTCGTCCGCTACGTGCAGCCGCTGGTGCGCCAGGCCGAGTTCTCGCGCCGCTTCGGCAGCGATGGCGGCAAGCTGACCAAGGCGCTCGAAGAGGCGAAGAAACAGGGTGCCGACGACGCTGCGATCAAACAGACGCAGGCTGCGGTCGACGGTGCGATGGGCCGGGTCGGCATCGACGGCAGCCCGACGCTGCGCGCCGTGTTCGGCGACACCGTCGCCAACAAGGTGCGCGGCCCCGGCGTACGCAAAGGCATCTCGTACTTGCAGGCGTACGAGAACGCGCGCCTGCTGCCGCTGTCGCTGATCTCGAGCTTGGTCGATCCGATGGGGATCGCGGTGCGTACCGGCGGCGACTTCAAGACGGCGTGGAGCGGTTTCAAGCTCGGCATGAAGTCGCTGGTGGACAAGCAGACGAAGGCCGAGGTCAACGGCATGCTGCAGGCGCTCGGCAGCGCCGACGACTTCCTGGCCAACGACATCCTGTCGTCGAACTTCGGCCGCGCCGACGGCGGCGCTCGCCGGATCAACGACTTCATCTTCAAAGCCAATGGCCTCGCCGGCTGGACCAAGACGACCCGGTTCATGGCGCTGCAGGCTGCGCACGGGTTCCTCGTCAAGCACGGCGAGGGCAGCGCGGCAACGTCGAAGCGCTACCTCGACGAACTCGGCGTCCGGCCCGGCGATATCACGGCCGAGAACGGCCGCGCCAAGATCCTGACGCCGGACGAGCGCGCCGCGGCAACGCCCGCCGACCGTGCGCGCGACGATCGCGTCCGCTCTGCCCTGCTCCGGTTCGTCGACGAGGCGATCCTGCGGCCCACCAGCCAGCAGGCGCCGAACTGGTACGCCGACCCGTACGTCGGCCTCGTCACGCAGTACAAGCACTTCGCCTACGCGATCCAGGATCAGATCGGCCGGCGCATCGCGCTCGAGCTGCGGCATGGTAACGCCAGCGCGCTGGTGCCGGCGTTGTCGTACCTGCCGGTCATCATCATGGCCGAGATGCTGCGTGGCGGCTTGCAGTTCGGCCCCGGCGGCAATCCGAACCGGAAGGACTGGGGGCCGGAGGAATACACCGCGATGGCGCTGGACCGTTCGGGTCTCCTCGGCCCGAAGCTCGCGTTCCAGTCCGACGCCCTCAGTGATCCGCGCCACGGCAACCTGCCGGGCACCTCGTTCCTCGGCCCGGCGGCGCAGCAGGTTGGTGACGTATACAGCGCGGCCAGCGGCCGGCGCAGCGCGACCAAGACTCTCGAAAGCGCGCTGCCCGGTGCGGCGCTCTACAAACACTGGAATGACGGAGAACCCGATGGACAGCAACGATCAGGAATGCAGCGCCGAGCGTCTTGAGCGGCTGGCGATGGATGAGACGATGTCGCGACCTGACCGTCTCGTGTTGACGAACAAAGCGGGCGACGGTTGGCAGCCGACGCAGTTCCGTTTCGTCTCACCGCCGGACAGCAGCATGGGCCGCGCGGTCAAGGCGTTCAACGCGATTCACGACGCGGCGCTAACCGAGCAGCAGGGTCAGCAGCTCGTCGATATTTTGCACATGGCGCAGGGAGCAACGCAGTGAAGAAGCACAACACGAAGAAGACGGGCAGCTACAAGGGCAGGTCGAACAAGCTCGGTTCGGGCGGTCGCGCGGCGCAGCTGAAAGCACAAGGCGTTCCGCAAGGCGTGATCGGAGCTATCGCGCGCTCGAAAGGTGCGGCACCGGGTGGGCCGAACTATCACGGCGGCATGCCGCGTAGATCGAGATAAAGATTAAGCCTCAGCAGAGTTCGGCTGTCCCGTATCCGGGCAAATAAAAAAGAGACCTCCTAGAGAGGAGGTCTCGGCGAACCCTTCAAACACAAAATACTCTGCGCTGCGAAAGACACATCGACCATTCCTTCGGCAACTTTCTTGCCGTCGTGATACAGCTCGGCGTGGATTGGGAAGCCGCAGGGTGGGATGCCGGATGATTCGCACCCCGGTAAGACCGTTCCTTCGGCGTCCCACGGGTGCGGGGTGCAGTCGGGTGAGGGGCGCTCAGCCGTGTCGGTGGTCATGAGAATCTCTCCGTTCTCTGGTAGCTGATGATCCACAGGATGCGAACGCATAGTCGCTTCCATCCATCCTCGGCGCTGTAGTGCGAGTGCCACCAGTAGAGCGGGAGAAATGTTCGGTACGGCTTCCATCCGCCGAAACAACGAGCCCATGCATTCCACAACGGGGCATCAAAATACAGGCGCAATCCATCGGCGTGGTTGACGATTTGCGGCCTCTCTTTACGCCAGTCCTTTGAGAAGATCATCACCCCTCCCCCCGCGACTCTGCGCTGGTGGGCGGAGGGGGTGCTGCGGCGAGTGTGCGGCGAGTGACTTCCACGATCTCAACAGGCCCGTCTTGGCCGTACATCATCGCGTAGTGTTGCGCCTCAGCTAATGCGCCAGAACCTTCGGCAGAAGCCTGTATTTCATCGTCCTGCCAAACCTCGTAGCTGACATCAACGCACTCCGCAGCTACGGCGGCCGGTTGTGCGGGTGTGGGTGGCTGGGAGGAACGGGCGCGTTCGGCGGCTGCACGATGCCACTGGTTTTGATTCCATTCCGGCAACAGATTGAACGGGCAGCGCACGGCGTC